AATTGCTTTGTTTTACAACAATACGAATGGTGCATATCTTTATTCAAACTCATCTAATACGGTTTTAAGCAGCGTTCAAAATCTGCCGCTTGTATTCAACACCAACAACACCGAACGCGCACGCATCGACTCGTCGGGGAATTTGCTGGTTGGGACGACTAGCACCACAGTATGGAACGGTGGCGCAGGAACAAAGTTTTTAATGGGCGGTTCTGGGAATACCATTATTTCCCTGCAAAGCTCTACGACGACGGCAGACCAAGGCGGTATTGTTGAGGCGCTATCTACCGCTGTTACAGCCGGTAGTAAGGCACTAGGGTCTATCGCGTTTCTCCGTGAAAACACATCAACAACTGCACTAAGCAGTTACACGGGGTTTTATACAAATAACGCTGGCACTGTTGCCGAACGCGCACGCATCACGAGCGGGGGGGATTTGCTGGTTGGGACGACTTCAAACGGCACTTATGGTGGAGTTGTTTCTGCCGTAGATATTGTAAGAACAACAGCAAGTCAAGGCGCGTTAAGCGTTAAAAACGCGACGGCTGGCACGCAAACAATTTCAGTGTGGAACGCTGTAGACACTGGGACAATATATTTTATTGAATTTGCCGATAAAGTAAGCCGTACAACAAGAGGCTCAATCACTAGCAATGGAACATTGACGGCTTATAACACTTCATCTGACCGTCGATTAAAAGAAAACATTGCTCCAGCCGATGATGCGGGTTCAGTTATTGATGCTATTGAAATCGTCAAACACGATTGGAAGGCTGGCGGGCATACGCGATATGGGGCGATTGCCCAAGACCTTCACGCTGTTGCGCCAGAAGCCGTTACGGTCGGAGATGATGGTGAAGAAGTAGAACGCGCTTGGGGCGTGGACTACAGCAAACTCGTCCCAATGCTGGTCAAGGAAATCCAATCCCTACGCGCAAGAGTTGCCGCACTTGAAGGAGCTAACTAATGGACATGCAAACTTTGAAAGGCGCACTGAAAAGCAAAACCGTTTGGTGGAACGTCCTGCTGGCGTTGCTGGCTAGTTTGGAAATGTTCGCAGGAAACCTCACGGTGCTATTCGGGCAAGACGTTGCCGCCAGCATTTTGTTGGTCGGGGCGATGGCGAATTTGGTGTTGCGGGTGATTACGACGCAGGCGTTACATGAAAAGGGAAAACAATGATTAAGCTAGAACTCAGCATTGAAGAAGTAAATGCCATCCTGCAAGTGTTGGGCGACCTGCCCACGAAATCCGGTGCTTGGCCTTTGGTGATGAAGATTAAAGAACAGGCAGAGCCGCAGGTGCCGAAGCCGGAAGGCGCAACAGAGCAATGACCGTTGAAGCGAAAGACCTGCGGATCTTAAAGACGGACTATGGTCACAAGATCAAAGCCGTGGAGTCGCGGGTCTATCGTTTAGAGCAACGCATGAGTTGGGTAGAGAAGCTGTTATGGCTTTCAGCAGGAGCAGTGATTAGCTGGTTGGCAACAGTCTTGGTACGGAGTTTATGAGATGGAAGACGGACAGATTCTCTTTAACATCGTTGTCGGTGTAGCCGGTATGTTTGGCGGGTGGATCTTGAACAACATCTCCCGCTCTATCGAACGGTTGGATAAAGATGTCCGTGCCATGCCGTTGACCTATGTCACCCGTGTGGACTACCGCGCTGACATTGACGAAATCAAAGCAATGTTAATGCGAATCAACGACAAGCTGGATGACAAAGAGGACAAGAAATGATTGTCCAAACCTTAATTGGCCCCATCACGCAGCTTCTGGATAAGTTCATTGAGGACAAAGACCAGAAAGCAAAGCTCGCGCATGAACTCGCCACGATGTCAGAGCGACATGCTCAAGAGATTGCCAAGGGTCAGATCGAAGTTAATAAAGCCGAAGCCGGTAACCGTAGCCCGTTCGTGGCTGGCTGGCGTCCGTTTATAGGCTGGACTTGCGGCGTGGCCCTTGCGTGGCATTTTGTTTTATATCCCGTCGTGTCGTTCTTGGTCATCCTAAGTGGTGAAGTCCTGCCGCCCCTGCCGGTCTTTGATATGGATAGCCTAATGACGATTCTATTGGGCATGTTAGGACTGGGTGGCTTGCGTACCTTTGAGAAGTTCAAAGGGGTGTCGAAATGATTGATTGGGGCATCTATCCGAACTTTACTAAAGCCGAATTCGACTGCACTCACTGCGGTGCCAACCAGATGACCCCTGCGTTTATGGCGAAGTTGCAGGCACTGCGGATGGCGTATGGCAAGCCGATGAGAATTACGAGCGGGTTCCGTTGCGCGCAGCATCCGATTGAAGCCAAGAAGATTAAACCCGGCGCACATTCGTCAGGCTGTGCTTGCGATGTCGCAGTAGATGGACAGCAGGCGTACGAGTTGATGAAACATGCCTTTGCCTTGGGCTTTACCGGCATTGGTGTGAACCAAAAGACATCAGGCAGGTTTATCCATTTGGATACACTGACTGAGGCCCCTCGCCCAAATTGCTGGTCCTACTAGAGGCGTGATGCGATGAAAACGGTAAATGCCCCGCGGATCACGGACCAAGGCCTCATTGAGCCGGCCCATGTCATCGACATCCTCTGCGCAGCATGCGGCTACGATCTTGATGAGTCGGAGCTGGATGCAGACACTTGCGCTGACTGCGGCAATCCCTTATCGCTGCGGCAGAATGTGGAAATCTCCGTGACGACGACGCCCGCCTCTCGAGGAGCGACCCTACCATGAAGCGTAAAATTAAAACTAAGTCCAAGGTTAACGCAGCAGGCAATTACACGAAGCCAGAGCTGCGTAAACGCTTATTCAATTCGATTAAGGCCGCTAATACACAGGGCACAGGCGCAGGCCGTTGGTCCGCGAGGAAGGCACAGCTTTTGGCTAAGCGTTACAAGGCCGCAGGCGGCGGCTATAGGGACTAACCATGCGCGCACCGCAGCGATCGCTTAAAGAATGGACCGCCCAAAAGTGGCGAACCAAGTCAGGCAAGCCCTCGAGCAAAACAGGAGAACGTTACTTGCCGGAAGCGGCGATTAAGGCACTAACTCCGCAGGAGTATGCTCGCACGACGGCGGCTAAACGAAAGGGCAAGAGAAAAGGCAAGCAGTTTGTTAAACAACCAAGATCCATTGCGCGTAAAACCGCGCAATACAGGTGAGTTATGGCGAGCGTAAAGAAAGACGCGATCGGTCAGGAGATTCGCAAGTCCTACGAGAAGGGCCAAAAGGGCTGTCCCGAGGCGACGCAGGACGTGCACGTCAATCTTGAGAACCGAAATCATGCCATCAAGGAGTATGGCTACGGTCCCTTGAACCCAGAGTCCGAATCCCGCGCCTTTTGGCAGGGCAAAGCGGAGCTTTGGGGCACGACCGTGCGTGAAGCGAAGAAGGCACGCTGTGGAAACTGCGCCGCGTTTATCCAAACGCCGCAGATGATGGCCTGTATCACCAACGGTATGCGGTCCGAGGACGAGGAACACGAGGACTACGCCGAAGAAGTGGCGGATGCAGCCAATCTTGGCTATTGTGAGCTGTTTCATTTTAAGTGTGCAGGGGACCGCACTTGCGATGCGTGGCTCGTGGGCGGTCCTATTACGTAGGAGAGCCTCATGCCGTTACTTCGGCTGTTCTTAAAACCCGGCGTTGACAAGCAAAACACCGAATACGGCGCAGAAGGCGGCTGGATCGACGGCGACTACATTCGTTTTCGTTATGGCTTGCCCGAAAAGCTTGGCGGATGGACGAGTTTTGGCGAAAACTCGACCTATTTCGTCGGTATGCCGAGCGAAATCTTCACGTGGAACGGCCTGGGCGGCGCTCCTTATGCCGCGCTCGGCACTTCCCGCAAGGTGTATGTGTTTTACGGCGGCGCGTGGGCCGATATCACCCCCATCCGAGACACGACAACGGGCGTGACCTTTGATACGACCTCTGGATCAACGGATGTCGTCGTCAATGACACCGCTCACGAAGCGGTAGAGGGCGACTTTGTTACCTTTTCAAACGTCACGGGTACGCCTGGTGGTATCCCGGACGCGGATCTAGAGAATGAGTTTGAGATCATAGAGGTCCTGACCACCAATACCTACCGCATTGCTTCACCTACCGCTGCATCGTCCACGGCCAGCGCCGCAGGGACCGCGGATGCGGAATATCAAATCAATGTCGGTGCCGACGTCAGCTACTTTGACTTTGGCTGGGGCACCGGCACGTGGGGACTGTCCACTTGGGGCACCCCAAGGCCGCCCTCTGCCAGCGTATCGCTCTTTTCGCGAGTTTGGCAGTTCGATAACTTTGGCGAGGACCTTATCTTGCAGCTCGTGGACGGTGGGATCTACCGCTGGGATACGTCCGCGGGCATTGGCACGCGCGCCGTGGCGATTCCGAATGCGCCGACTAAAAGCAAGTACGCGTTGGTGTCCACTCCGGACCGCCATCTGGTCTGTTTTGGTACGGAGTCAACGATCGGCACGCCGAGCTCGCAAGATCCCATGTTTGTCCGATTTTCTAACCAGGAGGACATCGAAAGCTTTGTCGCAACCGCTACCAACACCGCAGGCGGTCAGCGGTTGACCGATGGCAACGAGATCATCACCGCCTTGCGTTCACGCGGACAGATTTTGATCTGGACGGACACGTCTCTGCACGGCATGCAATACCTGGGGCCGCCTTACACGTTTGGTTTTCAACAGCTCGGCGCCAACTGCGGCTGTATCGGGCCTCACGCGTCTGCGGACGTCAACGGCGTCGCCTATTGGATGAGCAAGGACGCGTTTTTCGTCTTTGACGGTACGGTCAAGAAGCTTCCCTGCACCGTTCAGGACTACGTGTTCAAAGATATCAACATTACGCAGGCCCAAAAGGTACACGTCGGCATCAACACCCAGTTCAACGAAGTAACCTGGTGGTATTGCTCGTTTACGAACGACTACATCGACCGTTTCGTAACGTACAACTACCTTGAGAACGTCTGGTCAGTCGGTACGATGCCTCGCACGGCGTGGACGGACATGGGCACCTATGATAAGCCCTTGGCGACGACGTATGACCCCGATGGCACAGAGGCAACCTTGTCAACCATCTACGGCCTCACGGCAGGTCGCTCACGGCTCTATAACCAAGAAGACGGCGTCAATGCTGATGGCGCGGCGATTAATGCCTTCATCAAATCCGGTTACTTTGACATTGGCGATGGCGATCAAATGCTCTTTATGAGCCGCTTTATCCCTGATTTCCAAGACCAAGTCGGCAACCTCACCGTTCACCTTCTTTTGCGGCCTTTCCCACAAGCCACCGCAAGCCCGAGTTCGTTGGATCCCTACGTCATCGCCCCCAACACGCAGAAAGTCGACACCCGTGCACGCGGGCGGCAGATTAGCCTACGCATCGAAAGCAGTGACGTCGATTCCAATTGGCGCTTTGGCACGATGCGCGTCGACATCAAGCCGGATGGCTTGCGATGAGTAAGATCTTCAACGTCCGCCTCCCTAACGCGGCGACACAGGGGTATAGCCCAGAGCAGTTTGACCAGCTCGTGCGCTCGCTCGAGCAGGTGATCTTTCAGCTCAACAACACCTACACCCCTATCGTCAGCGACAACATCGCGGCAGCCGGATCATGGTTCTCGGGCGGTGGCGGGTCAGCCGGCGGCGGCTTTGCAGGGACCACGCGAGGCTTTCAGCCGAGTACGGGCATCTTATTGCCCTACGCCATGCTGATGTCGGAAGAAGACCAGTCCAACATTGGAACCACTTCCGAAAACATCATCACCTTTGATAGTCCTATCTTTGAGTACGGAATCAAGGTCGCTGACCATACGGCTGTGTTTACAGGGACGATCGATGACGGTACCCCGCCCGGAGCAGGAACGGTGCTTACCGTTTCTGCGGTAACTTCGGGGACTATTCTCCTTGGAATGACGATCTCTGGAACCGGCGTTACGGCAGGAACGCGGATCGTGGCCCAAGTCAGTGGCACCACGGGCGGTGTAGGGGTCTACACCGTATCAACCTCGCAAGAAGTCGGAAGTATCACGATCAACGGATCACGGGCCTCAAGGATTCAGTTCGACTACCCCGGCCAATACCTCGTCAACTTCCGTGTGCAGGTATCCAACCAAGACAACGACGTAGGAGAGTTTGAAGTCTGGGCAAAAAACGCGGGGGTTAACTACCCCTTGAGTAACACCCGATTTGACTTGGTAGAAAGGAAAAACGCCACTACTTGGTCGCATATTGTTCCTGCGATTACTGGTATTTTTACGGTTAACGACGCCACGACGGAATACCTTGAAATGGCTTGGTGGTCAGATAGAACGGGAGCGTTTTTGGAGCACTACTCTGCCGGAACCAGCCCAACGAGACCCGCTATTGCCTCGGTCATTATGACGCTCGCTTTTATTTCCGCGGAGATGTACTAATGGCTAATAAATACCTGCGAAAGCAGCACATCGCTGTGGCGACGACTGCCCACACTCTTTACACGGTCCCTGCGGCGAATACGGCTATTCTGAGCTCCTTGCGGGTGACAAATGCTAACTCTGCGGACGCCACCATCACCGTCATCGTCTACCCATTGGGCGGATCAACGGGATACCACCTGATGCGGGACACCTTCTTGCCCGTCAACGCCAGTTTGGATGTCTTTAGTGGCGTGCCTTGTGTGCTAGAGGCAACGGACGAGCTTGAAGTGGAGTCGTCTGAAGACGACGTCGTTTTTCATTTATCCTACCTAGAAGTAGACAGAAACTAATGATTCGCAGCATAATAGTCGCCATCTACGCGTCCTTTCCCGGCGCGCGACCCCTTGTAGGGTCAATGGCCCAAAGAGGAAAGGACAACCATGGAAAATGAAGGCATCATGGGCTTGCCTGAAGGGCAGGCCATGCAGGATCCAACGGCTCCTCAGCAGCCTACCTACGTTTCAAGCGCGGACACCTATGATGCCGCGTTAACCGCATTGGGGATGTCCTCCGGCGACCCCGCGCAAGCGGAAGCCGTCCGACGGGCCGTTCGCGAAAGCATCGAAGACATGGACCTCAGCCCGACTGAGGTGTCCTCGCTACTCGAAGTCCTCGAGTACATGTCGCAAAACCCGGATGAGTACCCGCAGCTTCGTCAGCGCCTGATTGACTCAGGGATGATGGAAGACGATGACCTGCCCGAGGCGTATGACCCTGCGTTCCTTGGCATGGCCATCATGGTGTTGAACGAATACCAAGCCGGCCGCGCTCAGGGTGCCCGGGAACCCATGGAAATGGGTCCGGTTGTCGAAGGCATGGAGCCAATGGCCTTCGCGGAAGGCGGATTAGCGGATGTTGCCGAATATCTCGCCTCTAAAGGCCGAAATGGCGACTCCATTTTGGCTCATATTACCCCCGCAGAAGCCCGTTTGCTCAAGGCGATGGGCGGTTCAGGAACCATTAACCCTGAGACGGGGCTCCGTGAGTTTTTCTTAAAGAAGCTCTTTAGAAAGGTCAAAAAGGCCGTTAAAAAGCTTCTAAAAAACCCGATTGTGCGCATCGTGGCGACTGTGGCACTCGCCACGGTCCTTGGTCCTGCGGCCGGGGCGGCTGTAAAAGGGCTAAGTCTCTCCACTGCCGCAGCTACCGCGGCCTCTACGGCGCTCGCCACGACCGCTTCAAGTGCATTAATTGCCACCGCCGCAGGCGAAAAGCTCAATGCGCGAAACCTGCTCGTCAACGCAGCGATGTCGTACTTTGGCGCGGGCGGAACAGTCGGCGGCGTCAATCCCGTCTCTGCTGTCGCCAGCAGGCTCCCGATCGGGGCCGCGGGAAGTGCGCTAAGGCAGGGCGTTGCCACAGGGCTAACCGGTGCCGCAGTAGGCCGTCTTGCTGGAATGGGCACCCAAGAGGCGTTGGGCCTCGGGCTTCAATCGGGTGTTTCCGCAGGCTTTAACCAAGCCATGGCTAATCGTGCCGCGGCTCAGCAACAGGCCGCGACCGGCACCACAGCAAGTCAGGCCCCGGCCCCAGAGGCCGCCGCTGGCACAGCAGGAACTGCGCCCACGGCTGGCACAGCCCCGACCGCAGAAACAGCCCCCACCGCAGGAGCCGCCCCTGCCGCAACGGAAGGGGGCATCTCTGCCATTCCGTACCGCTCTACCACGGGCTACAGCGTTGATCCGGAGACCTTCCAGATTGCGCGCACTTCAACAGGGGCACTGCCGCCCCCTGTTACGGCTCCTGCTCAGGTCACTCCCTCTACTTTCTTTGGCCGAGCTGGGGAGTTCTTCCAAAAGCCGTCATTTGAGACTTTCAGCAACGCGTTTTTGGTCAATCCGAACGTAGAATCTGGGAAACTGGCGCGTTACGTGCCAGGCGTAGCCACCGGTCTTGCCCTGACAGGCGCGATGGGCGGATTCAAAGCTGGCGAAGTGGACGAGTCTCCGCTCTTTGACCGCGGATACACGGGGATGGACTACATCCGAGAGAATCCGGAACTTTTCCAAGGCGGCCTACAGCCCACGGTATTGCAGCCCTACAACCCAGAGGTCCCCACACCGGCTTATGGATTAGGTCAGGCAGGCACCTCAAGCGGCATGCCGCAGCCCACTAGCGCATCCGTGGGGATGATGCCGCGTAGCCCAACGCCGACGTACATGCCACCACCGGGCGCAGCGACCAACATGCCGGGCGGAATCCCGCAGCCCTATAACGTCTCCGGCATGTATAACGTGCCGTTGCTGTATAACAACCCCGTGCGTCCGGTGTATGCCGCTCAGGGCGGCATGATGGACTCTTCCTTGCGTCAAGCCGTGAACAATCCGCAGCAGGTGGCGCAAGCCGAAGGCATGCTCTTTGGCGGTCCGCAGGCCGCGCAAGCCGCCTCTTCTGCCGTGCAGCGCCTTAGCAATGACCAAGGCATCATGGGACTCGCGAACGGCGGCCAGCCTAAGCATTTCCCGCGTAAAACGGGGCCCATCAATGGACCTGGAACCGGCACGTCCGATTCCATCCCTGCGATGCTTTCAGACGGAGAGTTTGTGTTCACCGCCAAAGCAGTTCGTAACGCGGGCGGCGGCTCACGGCGCAAGGGCGCCAAGCGTATGTATTCTTTGATGAGAAAACTTGAAGGCGGCCCGGTAGAGGCGTAACCCTATGGCAACTGAAACCAGCATCCAACAACAGATTGTCCGCGAAGCGCCGGAGATCGAAGCCTATAAGCTGAGACTGCTTCAGGAAGCGCAAAAGCTTGCCTTCCAGCCGGGCTTTGCGGAACAGATCCCGGGCTATCAAGTCGCCGGATTCTCTCCCGCCCAGCAGGCCGCGATGGCCGCGGCTCAACAACAGGGCGTCGGCGCGTTTATGCCGTATGTCCAATCTGCCAATGAGGCGATGGCCGGCGGCATGGGCATGACCCGTGAAGCGGCAGACATTCTCCGTGGCGCAGATACCCGCGCCCAGTTTGGCGATGCAGCGGCGGCCATGGGCCAAGCAGGAGCTGCCGCAGCAGGCATGTCGGGCGGCATTGGCCAGATCAACACGGGCCTCGGCTACATGGATCTGGCCGGTCAGCGCGCTTTGCAGGCGGATACCACGGGCCGTTTTGGCGGCGCGTATCAGGATATTGGCACTGGCATCAATGCGCTGGCGACCGCACAAAACATGGCCGCTCGCTCGTCGCAAGCGAACCTACTTCCTGCCACCGCGACCATTTCTCAGGGACTTACAGGCCTGACCGATGCCCAGCGCTTGGCGGCAGGTGCGATGGGGGCTGATTTCTCAGGCTCTCAACAACTTTTGATGAACGCCGCACAGCGTGCAGGCGGAGCCGCCGGTGTGCCGCAGATGGGCGGTGCACAAGGCGCGATTGCCGGTGGGCTTGCCGGTGGAATCGGTGGAATCGCAGGGGGCATGGGAGGATACGATCCTTCACGTGCCCAGGCCTTTATGGACCCGTATCGTCAGCAGGTTATCGACGAGACGATGCGGCAGATCAGCCGTCAGGGAGAGATTGCTCAACAAGGCCTCTCGGCACAGGCCGTGCGTGCAGGGGCTTTTGGCGGTGAGCGGGAAGGCGTGCAACGCGCCGAGCTCGAACGCGGACTTTTGGAGCAAAAAGCAGGGACGATCGCTAACCTCCTAAGCCAAGGCTACTCGCAGGCGCAGGCCAATGCGATGGCGAGCTTTGAGCAGCAGCAACAGCGTGCCTTGCAGGGCGGTCAGGCTATCGGCGCGCTCGGCATTCAGGGCGGTCAGGCCATGGGAGGGCTTGAAGCGCAGCGTGCGGCGGCCGAGCAAGCTGCCGCAGGGCAGATCGCCAATATCGGCCAAACGGTCGGCCAACAGGCAGGGCAACAAGCCCAGTTAGGGCAGGCCGGGGCGGGCCTTTATGGCAGCCTTTCGCAGCAACAAATCGCTGCGGGACAGGGCCTCGGACAGCTCGGCATTGAACAGGCTCGTTTGGGTCAATCTGCGGCCAATTTGTACCAACAAGCGGCTCAGGGCTACGGCAATTTGGCGTCACAACAAGGCGCACTGGCCGGGCAAGAGTCCAACATCCAGCAAAACATCGCCAACCTGCTTATGCAGCAAGGTGCGGGGCGCACGAGCGCTGCGCAGGCGCTCGCCAACATCTACGGCCAGCAATCCGGCCAGTTCCAAAACATTGGACAGGGCATTGGCGCCCTTGCCGGCCAGCAGTTTGGGATCGGCCAGCAAATGGCTGCGGGATTGGGTGGATTTGGGCAACAATATGGTCAGCAGGGCCTTCAGCAGCTCGGCATTGGCCAAGCCGCGCAAGGCATGCAGCAGTCCGACATCAACTTCCTCTACAACGTGGGCCAGGCGCAGCAGGCGTACAACCAGCAGCTCTTGGATGCGCAACGTGCGACGCAAACGCAACGGCTTTATGCGCCGTACCAGCAAGCCGCGTTCTTGTCGGATATCTACCGCGGTGCGCCGTCCTCGCAGATGGCGACGAGCGCAGTCAGCCAACCGGCTGCCAGCCCCTTCCAACAGGCGGCGGGCATTGGATTAGCGGGGCTTACCGCCGCGGCGGGCGCCAAGACGGCCGGACTCTTTTAAGAGGCCTTGATAGGTATGAAAAACAAAATGCTAGACGACATCGAAAACGTCGGAATCATGCAAGGGTTCATGGACGTCGAAGACGAGCTCGAGGATGAGTTTGAAGACGAAATGGAAGACGAGGAGGACCTCGACGAAGCGGCTGAGCAAACGCTCGACCGTCGTCCAGACTCCCCCGAAATCCTCATGAACACCCTTCGTGGCGATATGCGCTCAGTCGATGCGCGTCGTCAGGAACTTGCGGACCTCGTAGGAGACCAAGCCGCAGAGGAAACGCCGGATGCCGTCTTAGCGATGCTTCAACCCGTGCTGGCGCAGGGCGGAGGACTTGGCGCGCTGCCTCAATCAGGGCCCGTAGCCGAAGGACCACAGGCTCCGATGGCGATGCCGGCCCCTCCGGGAGGTCCGATGGCTGCCGCCCCTCCAGGCGGGATAGCGCCGCCGATGGAAGCGGCGATGGGCGCTCCGCCGGCGCAGGATGGGGGGATTGCTGCGCTGATGGGGGCTGGCGCCCCTCCCGGAGGGGGACAGGCGCCGATCAACATGGCCGAGGGAGGCTTAGTCCAACGTTTTCGTGACGGGTCCGACGAGGAGGGCGTGACCCCGTTTGATGATGAAGAGCCTTCCTCATTCCTTGATCTTGCCGCGGCCTCCCCAGATGTCATGGCGATGGCGGAGCAACGAGCAAGGCAACTTCTTTCTCGAAGAGAGAAAACTGTTCCGACTCGAAAAGAGGCGATGGAAGGCCTCATCCCAGAGTACGAGAGCCTCTTAGGCAGTGACCCCGAAGCGGCTAAGGCCAACCTCCTTTTCGACATCGCACGAGCAGGACTTAACCTAGCAGCGAACCGTGGGCCACGGGGCGAGGTACTTACTGGGTCAGGATTATCCCGTTTTGCAGGCGCGTTTAGCGATGTTCCGCAGGCCATGCAGCAGCGATTGCAGGAGCTTAACAAAGAAAAGCGCCAGGTTCGTTTGTTAGCGTTAGAAGCTGGGGAGGAAGAACGCAAGCAGCTTTCGGATTACAACACGAAGCTCTCCAAAGAAACCAACGATCTTGTTATGAAGTTGTTGACGGCGAAAGGCAAGGACGCAACGTCCTCTGCGTTTGGAGGCAGTTTACGTGGAAGACTCATGTCGACGTTCCAAAATCTTTCGCCCGCCTTCTCAAAAGGCCAGACAAGTCCCTCGCAGGATCGTGGGTTCATAGTGGCGGTGGAAGAGTATTTGCAGCCAATAGAAACCGTGGACCCCAAGAGCGGGGAAAAAACGGTTAAATTACCTTCTCTTCCCAATTACGTGGAAAGGGCGCTGGTTAACAGGGGGTTCAATATTTATGTGGACCCTGAGAACGTCACTGTTCGTAAAGTCACTTCCTCTGACCCGCAACTCATGAACTACTTGTTGGAGCTCGGGGATGTGGGCGCGGGCGGAGCGGGGCAAGCGCCTTCTCCAACGGCCGGAGGGGCACGGCCCACGGGCCAGGCTACAACTGGTCCGGCCGCAGGTGGGCAGGATATGGTAGTCAGTCCCCCCACCGCGGGCGCAGGTCGTCCCACGGTATTAGGCGGGCGTGAAGTGTCTCCGGGACTGGACGTTTCTACCGCGGATCTTCCGCCCCCACTGACGTTAGTGGATGTCTTGCCGGGATACGGAATAGGCCCCGCCATCCAACGTGCTTTGGCGAAAGTCCCTGCGGCTCCGTTTGGTGAGGCTTTTGGAGGAGCTGCGAGCTTATCCAATACAGGACGAACCATTACTGCGGACTTGCGTTCAAAATACACGGATGCTTCCCGGATTCTTGCGTCAGAGCGAGCAGAAATTACGAAAGCAATTAACGGCATCCCGGAATTGCTTAACAACCCGCCAAATGCCTTCAAAGAGCTGGTTAGCTTATCCCTAAACCTGCAACGGATAAGGGATGATGCTTTTAACATAGCGCGTGACCCGAAGAAGCTGGAAACCGCATTGCAGAGCCCGCGGCTCCAGAACTACGGAATCGACACACGACAAAAATATCTTGAGAGAGCTCAGATTTTTCAGGATATGATTGACGCTATTGGCGTACATCCAATTCAGACCAATGAGCAACTTCAGCAAGCGCTCGCTCGTTGCCGTCCGGGGTACCCCTGCTACTTGACGTTGTTTAATGAGGAAGCAGGGCCTAACGGTAAATGGGAGCGTCTTGAGGTTACCCCTCCACGGGCGGAGTAATAATGATAGACCCTTATCGTTCTGAAGACTTGGACTCTGAGACAGAGGACACCCCTCCTGATGTAACCGTCACGAGGATCGGGGATGTTTCTTTTGAAAACGAAACGCCGCCCCCGGCCCCTGTTCAGCCTTCTCGAAGATTTCCGGTAACTGTTCAGTCGTTGGCGGACCAGGGTTTTGATGTCAAAGAAGCGCCACTGATCCCCTCGATCAATCCGGAAACCGGAGAAAGGATAGGAGGGCGGGCTCCCCCCAGTGTTATCACTGTTCAAAAACTTTTGGAACAGGGATACGAATTACAAAACACGATGCCCACCTCCGAGCAATATGGGGAAGCGGCAACTGAGGCCTATCGTCGAGCCTTAATCGAAGGCGGCATGTCCACTGCACTGATAGCAGGCGGAATGAAAGCGGGTACCGCGATAGCTCCTTTTACGGGGCCTTTTGCTCCGTTTATGCCCGTGGCAGGGACATTAGCAGGGCTTGGGGCGTCGTTGTATGGTCGAAGCCTTTTGGAAGAAGACTTCGAGGCTAGACGCCCAAAAGAGGCGGAGTTGCAGCCCATATACTCAGGCGTTCGCACAGCGACTGAGAGTGCTTTAAGTGCCCCTTTAGCGTTTGTGTTTCCCGCCGCATCTGCTCAATCGGGTCGCTTTGGGCAGTTAATCGGGCAGTTGGGTAATTTTGCTCGAACCAACCCTCACACTTACTTGGCGCGTGAAGCACTTATCAGCGCCTATGCAGGTATCTATGGAGGAACAGCGGTTGCGACCCTCCCTCCAGATCAGTTCCCCGTTGGGGGCCCCTTAGCGCAATTTTTGGCAGAGAGTGCTGCCGGTGTATTGAGTCCCGGCAAGTTTATCTTTGATGGATTCATGGTTGGGCAGTCCGGCCTTGACCTAAAAACCGAGCGTAAGGTTGCGGAGCTCCTTCAGCGCGTTGTTGCAACGGAAAGCGAAGGCGGCAGGGGCATAAGAACCGCAAATCAAATTGCAGACGAGCTTACCGCCGCTATTGCAGATTTGCCTATTGATCCAAAGACAGGCCGCCCTGTCCGTTTAACGCCTGCCCAATTAATCGACTATCGCCCGTTAACGGCGTTTGAAAGGTTGTTGGCACAGAGAAATGCGCAATTTTCTGGCGAAACAAAAGAGATGGGCGAGCGAGGGCTTCAGATCTATGCTGGTGTCCTTCAGGCCCTGACGGAAAGCGGTAACCCTGACCTTGTTCTCAAGGCGGTAAAAGCACGCGAAATCCATCTGCAAAATCTGTTTCAAATGGCCTTTGACCAAGCGGCCTTTGTCGCTGCGGACAAAGCACAAAGGCTCGGTCGAGGCGGATCCAGGCTTAATGAAGAAATTGCGAATGACCTAACGACCGATTTGGAAAAGGTCGTACGGGCCGCTCAAGATACAATGCATGCGTTGTATAAGGAGAGAACCCTTGCTGCTTTCCGCTTAAACAAGGCAGGAACTCGGTATGTTCCAAATAGGGTCAAGGCCAGTAACTTGGCAGAAACCTATTTAGATCTCACCGCCGGGCTCGACCCCGTCTCAAAAGGCCAGCGAAGAGGCCTTGTCACGGACATGCGTGGGCTTGGTTTTAAGGACCTTCGCGAGCTTGGAACTTCTTATAGGAAAAACGCACGTACTCCCGAATACGTAGAGTATTTCAACAACAACAAGACAGGCCCTAACCCCGCAATGGCGGGCTTAGAGGTTCCTAACTTGCAAGCGGATCGCCTTGCTAAAGCGGCGGGCGAGTTTAGGGAAAAGGCTCGCCTCGCTGCTAGTCAGAATGACGCTAACAGTGCGCGTGTCTATCACTTACTGGCAAACGCCGCCATTCGTGACCTAGAAACGTTGGATGACCCTATCTTTTCGGAAGCAAGAAGCTTCTCAAAAGTTTTCCACGACGTTTTCACGCGGACCTTTGCTGGCAAGTTTGACGATGTAGATGGGTCAGGAAGACTGATCATTCCTGCTGAGACGCTTGTCCGTCGTACCGTTTCGGGCGGAGCGGATGCGGCTTACATGAGGATGCGTGAAATCTCGGATGCGGCACGGTTTTCTGAAAAGCTAGTCGCAGACTCCACGGCGCAAGACGTGGTGCAGGCCGTTTATGCGCAGGAGGCACGCGATATTTTTAATTCGCTGCGCAGAACAAAAGCGATCGACCTCAACAATCCTGCTCAGGTTAGCCGAGCCGTTTTCTCTGTCGCCGAACGAAAGGCAGGAGCTTCCGCGGTTCCTTTGGCTGAATTCATTAAGCGCACGGGAGGGATCGCAGATGTAGGGGGAGAACTTGCAGCGCAAGACATCACCAACCGCACGTTGCGGGGCCTCGTGCGGCCCGTTGAAAACGTCGGTGGGCGGTTAATCGTTCCCCCTGAAGCCGGCATGGATGCTGTTCGTCAACGTGTATTTGATGCGGGATACTTCCCTCAAAAGCAGGACTACAACGAGATAACCGATAGCGAAATCGTTGATGCGCTGCGTCAAGACCTTTTCGTCAACAGGGTCTGGACCGGGGTGGTTCGCGATCGTCTTTCGCCTTTTATCGGCAATATTGAGTCGATTAACGAGCTGGCGGCGAAAGGCATCACTCGAGACATGTCTATCGAGGACATCACTTCTCAACTACTTCGGGTGGATGAGCAGGCGCGTGCCCAGGGGTTGCCGACCCTCGTTCCTGAATCAGCACTAGACGATTTTTCAAAAAAGCGCAGGCCCGGAACCCTCGATCCGAGTGAAATCATTAACTCCGTGCTGGGGTCACAGCAGCGGTTGATGCGTAGCTTGGCTTCGGAAACAACGGAGCTGAAAGACGGGCGGCGGCTTATTAACCTGAAGAAGTTTGATACCTTCAGGGAACGTAATCGTGATTTGATTGAAGAGCTTGGGCTGGCGGAAGAGTTTTCCAATATTTCTCGTGCTCAACAGGCGCTTGAAGAGGTTATGGATCCGGCCAGCAAAGCCAACTACACGCTGCGTAACCAGAAGATTTTTGCGGATTTAATAGGCGCAGACGGGAAGAACGAAGATCCGTTTGGTCCCGTGTACGATGCATTAAGTAGCAATCGACCGGTTGGGGCTATTAAGGATCTCCTGTTCGAGATCAACAGCTCTACCACGGCTACCGCGGCAGAAAAGCTGCAAGCCAGAGAAGGGCTACAGTCCATTTTAATGAGCTACGCTTTCGCTAAGGCTAAAGGGTTTGACACCAGGACCCTTCCCGATGGCGAAGTCGTTTCTTTGTTTGACCCCCAAGCATATCGGCAGGCGTTGTATAGTCCCTTAAAGGGGGCAGGTCAGAGAACGTTTCCGACTTTGATGTCACTAATGGTCCAAGAAGGGCTGGTGACAGCAGAGCAAGCCGCAAACATGAAGAAGCTTTTAGATGCTTCTCTTCAGATCGAAAAAAGGCTCAGGTCTGGGGTGGTGTCGGGCGCTGAAAACTTGCCCACGTCTAATATGAGTACTCTTGAGGAGCTTGCAATTACACAGCTCTCCGCTCGATTTGCAGGAATGATTAGCCCCGGAGGCCCGGGTTCTCTGAGCTTTGCGTCCCGCGTTATTAAAAACGCAGAACGTATCTTTAAGAGAATGCCGTCTCAGCAGCAGATGACTATGCTCCTCGAGGTTGCCAAAGACCCGGAGCTGACGGCACAACTGTTGCGAAAGGACTTGAGCAATGACGAGAAGCGCAATCTCGGAAGGATTGTCTTCGGCTTGCTGTTTTCCCCGACAGTAGCCCCCGGCGCTGTTCAGCGTTACGTGCAAGCTCCCACTGAGGAGGAGCGAGAAGCAGAACGGCAAGAACTGCTACAACGACGTCGGGAGGCCAGGGGCGGGACCGCAAGTGAACAGCTTCAAACCTTGGACGACGTCTACAATCGACTGCGCGGGAGACCCTCTCCCCCCGCTCCGGCGACCCGTGGCATGCCGGGCATGCCGTCCGGGGCACCTCCTGCGGGCGGGCCTCCAGCCGGAGGCGGCGCTCCACCGACCACGCAAAGCCGGATGATGCTCCAGCAGCTCTTCCCGTTTGATCCGATTACGGGGGCGGCTGCGGTTCAGGCGGGGATGCCGCCGATGGCGGGTTAAACGCCTCCACGCGTTTCATCCAAGCTTCTTTATACCGCTCAAATTCGGCGCCACTGGTGCTGAATTCCTGCGTGCCTCCGCTCTGTAGCGCGATCAGCACGTAGCCGTGTTTGATGGTGGTGCCATGCACCGCATCGTGCGCAAGCGCGTAGGCGGCAAGCTGGTGGAAGTAGTCCTCAATCCACTCGTGCTTTTTGGGCTTGAGCGACTGTTTGAAGTCGACGATCGCAGGATTCCCGCGGTAAATACCGACCAAATCCGTGGTTCCTGCGTACTTAGCCGGGTAATACAGCGGCACTTCTGAGCCCCAGATCTCGTTAAGGTTCAAGAAATACTCGTTTATGAGCCGATAACCCATCTCATAACCACGGACCATGAGCCAGTTAGTGGGCCTCGGCAGGTCACGGTAGGCGATCATCCGCTCGATGACGTTATGCATGTGCGTGCCGACCGCGGCAGCTTCGTTCTTAATCCGGTTCGCTTCCGCAGCACCAACCCTCGCGGCCCACGCGTCAAGGCCCGACTTGTCCTTCGTTCCCGACAGGATGGTGGTGACGCTAGGCAATGCATTCGCATTACCGTCCACGTACCGCCGGCCCTCTGGGCTATCGACCCGCTCGAGGCGTTCGTACTTGTAGAGTCTACGGATAGGGATCAGATCAACCATTCACCACCTCTTTGCATAGTCAGGCTTGGTAAAAACCGCGGCTTTAGCGGGAATGCCTTTGTTAAGGCGATAAATGATAGTTTTTGGTCCGACCCCACTGACCTCAGACCACTGTTGTACTGTCCTACGTACGCCGTCTATCTCAACCCAGCGGTTGGTCCTTCTGTTATTCCCCTGCTCTTTTGCGGAGGCCCATCGACAATTCTCTGGGCTGTATCCCTTTGTTGAATCAATACGATCAATGGTGGCCTTTTCAAACGGGGGTTCTCCTATGTCCGCCAAAAAACACTCAAACCCCGTCAGGCCATCCTCTCCTTTTAGCCAGCGATCGCAAACCGTGATGCCTTTTGCTCCGTATCTAATGTAATCCGGATCGCTAGGCCGAACGCAACGGGCCTTCAGGTTCATGAAGCGAATGTACAGACTAGACCATCTGCGCTTGCCGTTTACTTCTCGTGCCCGCGTATGCCCGTGACGAAGTGCCATAGGAAACCTCTCCGATATACCATAGGGCAATCCTACCACATGTCACTTGATCCAGTCACGTGCATCCTCCCCCAAAACCAGGTTTGCGATATCCATTTTCTTCTGAAGGGCCTCGACGATTTTCTCGTCCACCGTATTAGGCGAGACCAAGTCGATGTAGGTCATCTTGTTTGTTTGTCCATACCGATCAATGCGGGCCTCTGACTGGAGACGTACCTCGAGGTCATAGCTATTGGAATAGTAGATCATGGTATGTGCGGCGGTTAACGTGAGGCCGTATCCCCCCGTCCTGGGTTGGCCGACAAAAAACCGAAGTTCATCTTCAGGGTCCTGAAAACGGTTTACTATCTCTGCTCGCTCCTCGCCTCCGGTGTCACCGAAGTAAGTGGCTACGGAGTTCATTCCGTACTTCTTAGAAAGCGCCAACTTGATGGCCTCGATGTCTTGTCTAAAGTGCGCCCAGATGATGACTTTTCCATCCGCCTCTTCGATCGCGGCAAGCATTTCATCAATACGCCCATTTCGCAAAGACACAGTCTGCCCGTTATCTAACGTGACGTGCCCACAAACTATCTGTTGCAAGCGCATGATTTGAGTAAGCACGTTAACCGTGCTGCTCAAACCCTGCTCTAACGTAACCAAAGCCTGGTGAACCATTTGATCGTAGGCTTTTCTTTGTTCAGGGGTGAGCTCCACCTCACGCTTCAGGAAAATCTTATCAGGAAGGTCAAAACACTCCTCTTTGCGAACGCGGAAACTAAATCTATCCAGCTTTTCTTTGAGTTCATCTAATCTTTGATAACCCACAATCTTCTTAAAGCTATGCGTAGCAACTCGTTTTTCTATCGTTAAAGCGTAGCGGGCTTGAAACGCGTAATAAGACGGAGAATCAAGACACGCGTCGGACAAGAAGGCGCACTGTTGATAAAGATCCAACGGAGACTTTGTCACAGGGGATCCCGTCATGATGCGCCGGTATCTTGCCTCTTTGCCTGTTTTTTCAGTATTTTTGCTGCGTTTGCTGTTTGGTGTCTTAATCGTTGTTGACTCGTCGATCGCCATCATTGCGTCATGCGCAAACAAAAACCTTTGAGCAAACTTTGTGCCCTTAGTGGTTGAAAAAGCTTCTATGTTCATTATGAGGATTTTTAAGTCCTCAGTGACCTCGAACAAAGAATCAAGCGCCGCCTGCTCTGCCTTGCGTGGCGTTGCTGACCACAGCGCTACACGATGCTCAACGTGCGTGGGCATGTGCTTAGGGATTTCAATGCCGCTCCAGTTGCGGTACACGCCCTTGGGCGCCACGATCAATGCGGCGTTTATTTTTCCCTGGTCGTACAACATTGCTATGTTGTTGATTAACATGAAACTTTTCCCCGTTCCGGTGTCCGCGAACAACGCGGCAACAGGAAAATCCCAGAAACGCTGCAAATACGCAGCCTGGTGGACAAACGGCTTATTCTTAAACGGATACGTTTCCAAAAACTTACTCATGTTGGCCTCTCGCTTTCTAGGGGCTTGCATTGCCCGTTGTGTTAGTCTACTCTCGTTCCTCGTTTTGAGAAAGGAGAACGAACGTGCCTACAGTTTACGTAGTTTCTGAGACGCTGCAACACAACATTGCGAGCGCATTGGACTACGGCAAGATTGAAACCATTCTGCCGCCTAATGCGCAGATTGCTTTTTCCGTCGCCCCGACAGTCAGGCGCATCCAGCGCAAACTTGACAAGTTCACGGACGACGACTATTTATTGTTGATCGGCGATCCATCTGCGATAGGCTTGTGCTGCGCAGTGGCGGCGTTCAAGAATAACGGGCGCTACAAGTGCCTGAAGTGGGATAAACGCGAACGGCGCTATATCCCGTTAGAAATCGACCTCTTCAAGAAAGGAGAATATGATGACTCTCACGAGTTTATTTGAAAATGATGCTGGCGCTTTAAAGGTTCAAGACGATGATATCTCTGGGATATCGGCCCTCGCACGACGGGCCAAGCTCTTAGAGAAGGAGATCGACGACCTCGAAGAAACGGTGAAGGAGCGGAAAAACCAGTACCGCAAGATCACCGAAGAAGCGCTGCCCGAGGCTCTGGCTCAGCTCGGCATGTCGTCCTTCAAGATGGAAGACGGCAGCAGCATCGACATCAAGCCGTTCTATAGTGCTTCAATCAGTGAGGCCCGCCGCGCAGAGGCGTTCCAGTGGCTGCGCGATCATGGCTTCGACGACATCATCAAAAACACCGTCAGCGTCCGTTTCGGCCGCGGCGAAGACGAGCTTTGTGTTCGTCTACTGGATCTCCTCGGTCAGCAAGGCTACCCCGCTGCGCAGGCTGAGAAGGTAGAACCCCAAACCCTCAAGGCTTGGGTCAAAGAGCGAGTGGAGCGTGGCGAAGAGTTCCCCACAGAACTGTTCGGTGCCTTCATTGGCAAAAAAGCGACGATTAAATCTGTTTAACTAACCAAGGATCACGAAACATGGCTAAATCAGCACTTGCAGAGAAGGTGGAGCAATCCACCGCATTGGTACTTGCCTCAGCTTTTGAGGAGGATGCTCGCGATAGTTTTGCGGGCATGAATCAGGAAGACTTTGCGCTTCCGTTTCTTCGTCTTTTGACGAACACCTCCCCCGAAGTCGGCGCGATCGATGGCGCTCTTCCCGGCATGATCTACAACAGCGTCACCGGCCAGCTCTATGATGGCAAGAAAGGCATCACCGTCATCCCTTGCGCGTACGTCCGTCAGTACATTGAATGGGCGCCACGTGGCAGCGGATCGGGTGCGCCGATCCATATCTACCCCTCGACGAGCGATATCTTGTCAAAGACCCATCGCGAGCCAGGGGAGAACAAGGACTATTTGGATAACGGCAACTACATCGAGAACACCGCCAATCACTACGTGATGGTGGTAGAAGCAGACGGCTCCCCCTCGCCTGCTTTGATTGTCATGAAGTCCACGCAGCTCAAGAAGAGCCGCAAGTGGAACAGCATGATGCAGTCGGTGAAACTGACCGGCCGTAACGGTCTTTTCACCCCGCCGATGTACAGCCAAATGTACCGCTTAACCACTCAACCGGAGTCGAATGACAAAGGTAAGTGGTTCGGTTGGGAAGTGGAGCGCATTGGCACCGTGGAAGACCAAGGTCTTTACGAGACCGCCAAGGCATTCTCGCAATCGGTTTCCTCTGGCACCGTCAAGGTGAAGCATGAGGGTGAGGAAGGCTCCTCGGAGTCGGCTCCTTTCTAAGAACCGGGGGCCGAAAGTGGTATCTTCCCCTACCCCGCCACGAGTAGGCCTTCTCTTGCGAGAAAGAAGAAATGACGGACATTACACGTTTCAAAGCAATATTCTCGGGCTTGGACATCGCCTATGGAACGTACAGGATCGAAGGTGACAAGAGCAACGGCAAGAAGGCAGGCAAAGCTGTCGTTGTACGTAAGCCTCCGACGGACGACCTTTGGCAGAAGCATCTTGAGGGCGTTGAGCCCTCGCTCGGCATCATCCCCATCCGGGCAGACAACTCTTGCATCTGGGGATGCATCGACATTGATCAATACCCTCTTGACCATGCGGGTCTGATCAAAAAGATCCGTAGCCTCGAGCTCCCCCTCGTTGTGTGCCGCAGTAAGTCAGGCGGCGCGCACGTATTCCTATTTGTCAAAGAACCCATCCCCGCGGCAGATATGCAGCGGTATCTGAAAGCCGCTGCGGCGCTACTGGGCGAAGCAGGCCGTGAGATCTTCCCGAAGCAGGCGGAGATTCTCGTCGAACGTGGCGATACCGGTAACTTCCTGAATCTGCCGTATTTCGGCGGCGATGACACGATGCGCTATGCCTTTGACGACGAAGGCAACGCGGTAACGCTCGAAGAGTTCTATGCCCTTTACGACAAGTTCGTGCAGGACAAAGATATCAAGTTCCCTGAAGAGCCCAAGGCGCCTGAATCACCGATCAAGGATGGTCCGCCGTGTCTACAGGCCATCTGCGCACAAGGCGTGCCTGAAGGAACACGGAACAACGCGCTATTTAATATCGGTTTGTATCTCAAGCGGGCGCAATCTGCGACCTGGGACAACTTGATGGTGGAGTACAACTACAAGTATGTCAGTCCACCATTGCCCAACCATGAAGTGCAGACACTGATCAAACAGATCAGCAAGAAAGAGTACAAGTACCGGTGCAAAGACGCGCCGCTCAATAGTTTTTGCAATAGTGGTCTTTGCAGGACTCGTAAGTATGGGATCGGGGCTCACGGGCCAGACTCCCCAGAGCTCTCTGCGTTATCCAAGTACGCAAGCGAACCGCCTCTGTGGTTCTTGGATGTCAACGGCAAGCGTATCGAATTGGATACAGAGAGCCTCTTCAACCAGATCGCTTTCCAAAAGGCGTGCGTCGAGCGATTGAACGTCCTCCCGCCAGCCGTGAAGAAAGCTGACTGGGAGCAGCTCCTGAATGCATTGCTGACCGAGATGGTGGAGACCGAGCAGATCACCGTAGCCAGTGAGGACACGACGCTCACCGGCCGCTTCAATGATTTGCTTGAAGAGTTCTGCACGCACTTGCAGCAGGCGATGGATCGCGACGAAGTCCTCTTGGGCCGGCCTTGGACGAACGACGAAGAGGGCCGCACCTACTTCCGTATGAAGGACCTCGAAGCGCATCTCAACCGTAACAACTTCAAAGGCATGACGCTGCCCAAGATGGCGCAGCGCTTACGTGAGATGGGCGGTGAGCCGATTAGCCTTTTCCTAAAGAACCGCGCGACACGGTGTTGGCGGATACCGCGTTTTGAACGGCAGGATGCACCGTTTGACACGCCTGAGCAAAAACGCAGCAGGAGTCCTTTCTAATGAAAAAGCTGGATGGGTTTGATGCCGCAATGTTTGGCGTGGCGTCTGTGTGGCAGCGAGACGAGGACGGGGGCTCGACGCAAGTCGACACGTTGATCTATGACGGCGATGCCATCATCAGTATTTTGATGGCCCGCGACAACGCGACCTTTGAAGAGGCTGCGGAGTACGTCGACTTCAACATCCTCGGCGCCTATGTCGGCGAGGACACGCCATTGATCGTCTGGCCTTTGGGCTGGGATGAACTCGAAGAAAGGTTTGATGACGAAGATGACGACGAAGATAACTAAGGTCTTTGGCCCGCCGGGCTCAGGCAAGACGACCTACCTCCTCTCCGTCGTTCAAGAGGAATTGTCCGCCGAGATCCACCCGACGAAGATCGGTTACTTTGCGTTTACTCGTAAGGCCGCAACCGAAGCGCGCGATCGGGCGATTCGGAAGTTCCCTGCGTTAAATCCGGATTTAGACTTCCCGTGGTTTCGCACCCTGCACTCACTTGCCTACCGCTGCCTGGGTATCACAGGCAAAGACATGATGGGCCCTGAGCACTATGCAGAGTTCGCTAAAGAGGCGGGGATTGAGCTGGGCATTGAGCAGGGTGAAGAGGAGTTTGCCGTCAAGGCGACGCACCCTGTCCTGAACGAAGTCAACATCGCCCGTGTGCGGGGCAAGGACCTGCGCCAGCACTACAACGAAAGTAGCATGTCGATCGAGTGGTATCATTTTGAATATGTAGATCGGGCCTATCGGCATTACAAAGCCTCACGGGGATTGCTGGATTTTACCGATCTTTTGGAGAAGATTTTAGATGAGCCCGACCGGCTGCCTTCGCTTAAAACGCTGATCATCGACGAAGCGCAGGACCTCTCCCGCTTGCAGTGGGCGCTGGTGAAGGAGCTGATTGAACGAGCCCAGCATACGTACATCGCAGGCGATGACGACCAGGCGGTCTACACGTGGGCAGGCGCCGATGTCGATTCGTTCTTGACCTTGGAGGGCGACGTCAGAGTCCTCGAGCAATCCTACCGCGTGCCGTCAAAGATCCACGCGCTCGCCGATCAGATAGTGAACCGGATTCGCAAACGCCAACCGAAGGTGTGGAAGCCTCGTACCGAAGGCGGGACGATTACGTACTACAACGACTTCCATCACGTCGATATCACCCAGGGCGAGTGGCTCGTCCTCGCTGCCGCAAACTACATGCTGACCGACATGCATGAGTGGCTGAAGTCCCAAGGGCTACTCTTCGAGCGCCACGGACAACGGAGCATCCCAGAGTCTGTGCTTCAGGCCGTCATAGGCTGGGAGCGTCTGCGCAAGGGCGGTGAAGTGCCTTACGACACCGTGAAGATCATCTACAAATACCTCGACTCCTCCGCGGTGAAGCGTGGGCATAAGGGGCTGAAGACGGCGAGTGTAGATACATTGTATACACACGAGTCACTGACCACGGACCATGGCCTACAGACCGATGCGATCTGGCACGAAGCGCTGACCAAGATCGCTGAAGACAAGCGCAATTATCTGATCGCGCTTCTTCGCCGCGGCGTGAAGGTCACGGGCAAGGTGCCGATCAAGCTCTCGACGATCCACGGTGCCAAAGGCGGTGAGGCGGATAACGTCTTACTGATCACGGATCTCTCGATCAAGTTCGCGCAAGAGTACGAACGCAACGCGGACGACATCAACCGTTTGCTGTACGTCGGCATCACGCGAGCGAAGCAGACCCTGCATCTCGTTCTTCCCAAAGACTTTAGAAAAGGCTTTCGTCTATGAATAGTGTCCCTCTCTTCCAACGCCCGTCTGAGTGGGTGCCTCCTTCTTCTTTCCCCGACCTTTCCGCGGCGACAGAGATTGCGATCGACTTGGAAACCTGCGATCCGCACATGGAGTCGATGGGCCCAGGCTGGCCTCGCAAGGATGGCTTCATCGTCGGCTACGCGGTGGCAGTGGATGGCTGGAAGGGCTACTTCCCGATCGCGCACCAAGGTGGTGGCAACCTCGATGAGAGGATCGTCAATCGTTGGATCAAGAAAGTCCTTGAATTACCCTGCGATAAGATCATGCACAATGCGGCCTATGATTTAGGCTGGCTTCGCGCTTCAGGGTTCACGGTCAATGGTAACATATACGATACTATGCTGGCGGCGCCGCTCTTGGATGAGAACCGCTACAGCTATGCGCTCAACAGTCTGGGGTTTGATTACCTCAAAGAGGTTAAGTCCGAACAAGGACTCAAAGACGCCGCCTCCGACTTTGGCGTGCACGCAAAGAAAGAGCTTTGGAAGCTCCCCGCGATGTACGTCGGCGACTACGCCGAGCAAGACGCCGCGCTAACGCTCAAGCTTTGGCATCACCTAAAGCCGCTCCTGCGCAAAGAGGAAGTGGAATCCATCTTCACGCTCGAGACAGAGCTCCTGCCCGTCTTAATCGACCTCACCTATCAAGGTATCCGTTTCGATAGAGACCACTGCGAGAAGCTGATTCAGGATTTCAAACGTCAAGAAAACGAACATATCAAACAGATCAAGTTAATTTCTGGCGAAAAAGTTGACATCTGGGCCGCGGCGAGCATCGCCAAGGCCTTTGACAAGCTCGGGTTGCCGTACCCCAAGACCGCGACCGGCCTTCCAAGCTTCACGAAGACCTTCTTGGACTCCCACGAGCATCCTGTGGCCAAGCTGATTATCGAAGCGCGGGAGTTCAACAAGACGCACGGCACGTTCTTGGGGCCGTATCTCGACCACAGTAGCGCTGATGGGCGGATCCATCCGCATATTAACCAGCTCCGCTCCGAGGGCGGCGGCACGGTGACAGGGCGTCTGTCGATGAATAACCCCAACCTCCAGCAGGTGCCCGCTCGCCATGAGGTGATCGGCCCGATGGTCCGCTCGCTCTTTCTTCCCGAAGAGGGCCAGCTCTGGGCGGCGAATGACTTCTCGGCTCAAGAACCACGGCTCTTGGTGCACTACGCGGCGCTACTGGAGCTTCCTGGGGCGGAACGTATGGCCGATGCCTATCGCACCAACCCCGACACCGACTTCCACCAAATGGTAGCGGACCTCGCAGGTATTTCCCGTAAGGCCGCCAAGACCATTGGCCTTGGCCTCATGTACGGCATGGGCAAGCAGAAGTTAGCTAACTCGCTTGACCTACCCTTGGATGAAGCCGGCGAGCTGATTGGGACCTTCCATGCCAAGGTGCCTTTCCTTCGCGGGACGATCGATGCGGTCATGCGTCGCATCGAGCATCCTGCCTCCAATGGTTCGATCCGCACGCTCTTGGGACGCAAGTGCCGCTTCCCGCTCTGGGAACCGATCGAATGGGGCGTGAACAAGGCACTGCCGCGTGAGCAAGCCGTCGTGGAATACGGACCAAGGATCAAGCGGGCGATGACCTACAAGGGCCTCAACCGCCTCATTCAGGGATCCGCCGCGGATCAGACCAAAGCCGCGATGGTGGCGCTCAACAAAGCCGGCTTTCGTCTTCTCCTTCAGGTGCATGACGAAGTAGCCGTCAGCGTCAACACCCGCGAAGAAGCGGAGGAAGCCGCACGGATCATGCGGGAGGCTGTGACGCTCGAGGTCCCCTCCCGAGTGGATGTTGAGATTGGTCCTTCGTGGGGCGAAGCGAAATCGTAGTTGCATCTCTGGTATCGAGCTGTTAGGGTAGAAATCAAGAAAGGAGACACTTATGAGTTCACCCAAACCACAAGCTTCCAAAAAGCCTTTGCCAAAGGGCTTGAAGTGGATGAATCTTAACTACGACGACTTCAACAAGCGTTTCCCGCGGCTCGGGGTCCAGCGCTTAACCAAGCGCGTCGAGGAAGGCGATGAGTCTGCGCGCGAGCGCCTTCAAGAGCTGAAGGCGTACACATGGCGCAATCGACGGAAGCGAAAGTACCGGTACCCAGGCCGCTACTCGCCTTCCAAGCGAACGCGGGTAAGTTTCAAGACGATCTCCATCCATATGGAGACGTACCACAAGATCAAAGAGCTTCAGAAGTTCTACAAGGCGGGGATGGGCGCCATTATCACGCCTTTGATCGATGAGCTGTTTGAAAAGACCTACAAAGAAGCGGAGCTTCTAGCGCGAATCAATGCACGGGAGACACGCGATGAAGCATGACACCGAACTTACCCTAGACGTCGAGGTGCTCTATGAGAATCTGGATCCGCTTTATGTCAGTGGTGCAGTCCTGCCGGGTATGGTGGACATTACGGAGATTAACGTTCTCTTTAAACAGAAAAACGGCAAAACTAAGAAGATCAATATTACGAAGGCCATCCCAGAGGAACAGAGGATGTTGATCGAAGATGAAATATTAGAGTTTTATACCAAAGAGTAAAAAATGAATATTTTTCCTGATAGGATTGTGGATGATTCAGGACAGATTAAATTACACGGTGGGCTGACGTTACGCGATCACATGGCGATCGAAGCGATGAAAGCAATCATCGCCAAGACCAAGCTCGAGAATGAGCTTTTGATCGCGGAGCGGGCCTACTTTATGGCCGATGCAATGCTAGGAGAAAGAGAGAAATGACGACACCCAGAGTTCGACGATGTACGGAATGCAAACAGGTGTTTGCTAATCCCGATAGTTTCCGGTTGCATAAGCGCAAGGACGGCTATTGCCGTAGCGAAGAGGCGCTCGTGGCGGTGGGTTATCGGCCCACGGCCAATGGCTGGCTGCATACCAAAGCGTTGAGGGAAAAGCGATGATGCGAACCTTGCGACGACTGTGGCGGGAGTTTAAGGCGTGTCGGGATTATTCCTGGCGGCATGTGCCTAACCCCAACTGGCGCTGTTCTCGAGGAGGGAGGGATTACTTTTGAAGGACCTCTACGAACGGATCACGGAGCTTGAAGCAGAAGTGGAGTACATGCAGCAGGTGATCCTCGCCTACCGAGATCGGGAGAAGGACGGGATTGCTGTGGAGATTGCCTTACTGCTAGTGGGGCTTTTGGTTGGAGTGGCACTTGGCTATTACGCGGCACGGGGGTTTTTATGATGGTGGACAAAGAATCCGAGGCGGGCGCATGGGAGCGTGAGTGGGATGCGCGATCGCATACGGTCAGTGAGTATCAGCATGAGATTCGGGATCTTCGTGAACGGATCAAGTACTATGTCTCACGGATCAAGGACCTCGAGGAGCAGCTCCGAGACGAGCAGGCCCGAAACAATGAATGGGTGAGAGAGCCTTAAGTATAGAAAGGAGAAAGACGATGAGCGATTTACGCAACGCCGCAGAAGATGCGCTGAAGTTACTCGAGAGATGGGCTGTCATGATCGACGCCGAGTGGGGTAGCTGTCGGGATTTGGAAGAGATCGAGCAGGACGGGGATCTTTCGGAGAAGATCCTGAACCTTCGTGCTGCGCTGGCTCAGGAGGACAAGCCATGACCCGCGAAGAATGGATAGATGCAGCCCTGTGTGTAGTGTCTTTCATGCTTGGTTTTGCACTGATGAGGGCGGTGCTATGACCCGCGACTACAGTATCGGATGGGCGATGGAAGGAGATCGTATGGTCATTGTGCAACCCGAATACGATTGCCCCGTTCACGGGACGATCACCAGCGTCGTTACATTCAACCGCGTTGCCGACGGCAATGTCAGGCATTTCTGCATGGAGTGCTGCTTTGAAAAGATAGTTGGGCTTGGTGTGTCTGAAGTCACGGAGAAGAAGCCATGACCCGCGACGACATCATCCGACTGGCGCGAGAGGCAGGAGCGGCGACAGGTCGCCACAGCCCGTACCAGAAAAATGAATCGATTATGCCGTTGTGTATGGACGTTGAACGCTTTGCCGCCCTCGTTGCCGCAGCCGAGCGTGAGGCGTGTGCGTTGGTGGCTGAGAGTTACGAGCCAACTTGTGAGTCATGTCCGAGTGGTGTGGCCAATGCCATCCGTGGGAGGAAAGCGTCATGACCCGCGATGAGATCATTGCCATGGCCCAAGAGGCGATCCTCTTGCACGGTAACGACAACCCGTTTGACTTTAGGTTGACGACCGTCGAGCAATTGGAGACCTTCGCGGCGATGGTGGCCGGCGCAGAGCGGGCGGAGTGTATTAAGATTGCGGAAGAATGGGATGCCCCGATTGTCGTGTTTGAGATTCGGAAACGAGGGATAGCGCCATGAAGACGATCATCCACGTGAACCAGCACGTCATCCGCAAGAACCTGAAGAACGGGACGCAGGAGCCGGTGCTGACGATTAAGAACTATAAATCCAATACCTACGCCAAGGACGTCGTCATTAACGGCCCGTCGCGGGTGGTCTACTCCCCTGACAAGCCGCTCTCCTGCGGCGCTCGGGTGTGGATCGAGACGGAGTCCCACGTGGAGGTCCTGTCATGAGCCGCCAAGCGGTGCTCGAGAAGATCCTCGGCAAGGACCACCCTGAGACCAAGAAGGCCCGTAAGCAGAAGGTCCCAAAAGGGGACTATCTGATTGAGCTTCCGGTGGAGTTCATGGAGCACTGTACGCTTTACATGCTGAACCAGACGCTGGATAACCTGAAAGCGGACCGTCGCAAACGTGCCACGGGCCGTGGCACGGCGGTCTTTTCCCAAGACAAAGCCGCCGACCTTGCGGAGCTCGACCGCTATATCGCCGCGGTCCAATTGGTCATCGACTACCACTCCCCGATCTAACTTTTTATTTTATACTTTCCCCCGTTATGGGGGGTTTTCGGTGTTATCGCATCTCGGCGAAGGGCGACGCTGGGCGACGCCTTTTGACGACGCTACAGAAGGCCTGTCTTCCTTCGGATCGGTTGTACTTTCCGGAAGACGGCGTCTGGTGGCTCATGGACCACGGCTCGTTGCACGTGGGGTTTGCCTGTGCGACGCCCTCCCTCCAGCACGCCCGCGGGATTTACCTCTCCCGATCTGGGCTCCTGCCCGCGTACCGAGGGCAGGGCTTACAGAAGCGTCTTATCCGCGTGCGGCTCAACTGGGCACGGCGAGCGGGCTACAAGCTTGCGGTGTCCGATACGACGGATAACCATCCCAGCGCCAATAACCTCATCGCCTGTGGCTTCAAGCTTTACACCCCGCCGATCGAGTACGCTTACGCCAAGACGCTCTATTGGAAGCGGGCGCTTTAGGTCATGCCGTACAAGGACCCTGAGACACGGCGCGAGCGCCAGAGGGCGTATTCCCGCCGGCATTATCTCAAGAATAAGGCGCAGCAGATCCGGCGATCGAGGCAGCAGAAGGATCGGATACGGGCGGAGTGGACGGCGTTTAAGGCGAAGCAGCGATGCGCGCATTGTGGGATGCAGCACCCTGCGGTGATCGACTTTCACCACCCAGGGACCAAGGAGCATGCGGTGCAGGAGCTTGTGAGCCGAAACAATAACCTTCCGCTTGCCATCAAAGAAGCGACAGAGAATTGCATTCCGCTTTGTGCTAATTGCCATCGAATCCTGCACTGGAACGAGCACCGTACGCGCCATCGCAAAAGAAAGAAGTTGAAGCTTTAATTCGTTTCATGCTACAAAGGCTCTCCCACATGAGAAAGGAGAGCGAGGGATGAATGAGCCAACACCGCTTCAGGAGATGACTCCTGAGCTTAAAGTTTTGATCAGGCAGTATTTCTTTGATAACCCTGCTGCGACGATTGCCTCAGTATGCGGTCATTTTAATGCTAGTTTTTCCGATGTTTTCTGCATTCGCGACGAGATGAACAAAGAATCCGATGAGGACGGCGTGGCCTTGACTTTCAAAGAGGTCTTCTCAGAGATTGACACGATCCTCGGCTCACGGGCCAAGGACTACGGTCTCTTTGTGGACAATGCGCGACTTGCGCAGAAGCTCAAATCGGTGATCACGGACCATGCTCACGAGGCAGGGACGGTGATGGGGGAGGACCAATGGGAGGCGCTTGAAATGATTGCGACGAAGCTTTCTCGCATTGTGAACGGCAATCCCAATAAGATTGACAACTGGGATGACATTGCCGGTTACGCGACACTTGTCGCCGATCGATTACGGGGGACGCCACGATGAAGCCCTTCTTAAATTGGACGACCGAGGATCCGCCGATTCAGGTGGAGAATGTTCTCTTGAGGGAGTATATCTACGGGTTGCGGCGACGCATTGAGGTACAGGCGGTCTTCGCGGAGGCGCTGACCGAGGAGCTCACGCGGTTACGCAAGCAGCTTGCAGGGATTGAGGAGAAGACGGGATGAATCTCGTGACGACAGAGGACGACGATCGGCTGGTGCAGGTCACGGTGGTGACGCTGGATGGCGTGCAGTACGCCATGATCGGGCCGGTGCTGTATATCCCCGGCCTCCTACAGGGGCCGCGGGAGTTCTCTGACATTGAGTTTGGGGACGTCATGCCTGCCAGTATGGCGGCGAGGATGCTGGAGGGGCGTTTTCGCGAGGCGATGGGAGGGGACGTCCAGTAGGTTGCGTGGCCGCTACCACTTGTGAGCAACCCCTGCTCACGTGCCACGGACCCCGCCTCGAGAGAGGCGGGGTTTTTTTACCGCCCTGGGCCCTCGCGGCGGTGAGTTTCTTCTAGGTTGTCGATTCGGATGTCGTCGTAGTCGAGATTGACACGGCGGAGACGGTTCTCGGGCCACCAGCCAAGGACCAAGAACCAGACGATCTTGGCGGCGGACAGGGACTGGCCGTTAACGCGTACGCGAAGCTCTTTGTGGGGGCCGACGAAGGACCCTGCGAGTTCGCCTTTCTTGCGGCCGATCTTCCAGATGAGGGCGCCGACGGCGGTGTCGTGGTATTCCAGCGAGGCGCGGATGGTTTCTAGGGTGTTATCATCAGGTCTGCTCATGCGGTTGTGCTCCATACAACGGCTGGGAAGTGAAGCCCGAGTGTTTGCAGCACTTGGGCTTTGCGCATTATGGGGGAGGGGGAGGCGGAAAGGCAAGTTTGTTGTAGAAAGGAGACAAGAGAGGGGGTTTTGTTGTGTGGATGAGACAGAAAGGGCCGCGGATCACGGGTCAAGGGCATTACAGGGGGTTTCTTATAGCCTCTCAGCCACTTTAGACACGTTCAAAAGCAACAAATAGTAGTAGTGCAATGTAATGGTGTAATAACCTAATAGAAACAATGAGTTAAGTATGGTTACAGTATGTTTTTAGAAGTGTAATGGTGTAATTTCTCTGGGATGCAATGGCGTCTCAAATTGCTACGTTTGAACGTGTCCAATGTCTAGAAATAGCTATATAAAATCGCCTCAAATAGGCTGGACGCCCTGAAGTTGCCTCCGTTACACTAGTTACATGTTGATAGTTGACTCTGGAATCCCGATTCCGACGGAAACCCAGCGGGAGAAATACCCCTTCCCTGTCATGCAGATCGGGGACAGCTTTTTGCTACCGGACGTGGAGTCCGCCAAGAACGCCCGCAGCGCCGCGTGGATGTACTCCAAGCGCCATGGGACCAAATTCTCTTGTCGACGCGTCGAGAATGGCTGGCGGGTCTGGAGAGTGGCATGAAGATGCGCAGCAAGGCCGACAGGGAGTTCAGCAGCAAGATAGGTAGGGGCATACAGCCTAAGACCCTAGAGAAGCTCTCACGGCCTGTGAAGCCGCATAAACGCAAGGAGCTTACGACGCAGGAGTGGAAGTTCGTTAACGAGTTCGTGGCAGGAGACGGTCACGTGACGTTGCAGGAGGCCGTGATCCGTGCAGGGTGGAACGTCAAGAGCGCTAAGAAGAAAGCCGAGGAGCTGACCGACCCTGATAAGAACCCGCACATTGTCGCGGCCATCCAGAAGGCGCGAGCCGAGATGGCAGAGAAGTACGGGACGACGTACGAGCGACACATGCGCGACCTACAGGTGATTCGCGATCAGGCACTGGCGGCAGGAGCCTATGGCGCTGCGGTACAGGCCGAGTATCGCCGTGGGCAGGCCCTTGGGACGATCTACATTGATCGCAAGGAGATCAGGCACGGCACGATCGATTCCATGAGCAAGGAAGAGGTCATGCGCAAGCTCGAGGAAATCAAGAAGCTCTACGGCGGCGGTCCGATCATCGACGTCACGCCAGAGCAAGTGCGCGACAGCGTCGAAGAGCCTCTTGTCATCGAGCATGAGGACGCAGACGTTGAGGAAGCCGAGGAAACAGTAGATGCCAGCGAAACCCGAGACGAGCCTGTACCAGAGGCTGAAAGAAAACCTCCCAAACTGCCTTATTACCCGAATTGAATCACGGGTAAATCTTGGCATTCCGGATTGTTTTATTGCCCTGAAGCAATCGGGCGAGTTCGTCCCTGTTGAGCTGAAAGTGGTCAAGCACGGCCGCAAGGTCCGACTGTCCCCGCATCAGATCGCCTTCCATCACCGGCACGCGGAGCAGGGCTTTAGGACCTTCATTCTGGTGTTGTTCGTTCCGTTTGGTAAACCCGCAAGCAAAGAAGGCGTGCTGCTTTTGTATTCTGGCGCGCAGGTCATGGACCTTGTGAAGGCGGGCGTCGACACGCAGCCGATCGCCGCGTGGCACTATGGGGAAGTCCCGTGGGCAATGGTGGGCTATACACTTGCAGAGGCCTAGCAACCTGTTATAGATTTGAGTTGCTGGGATGTTCCAGCAGAGAAAGATAGAAAGGAGACCTAGATGAAAACCTATGCAGTCACAGTCGACGCACGCGTTCTGCGTACCGTCATTGTCGAAGCAGATACCGAAGAGCAAGCAGCTGTCGAAGCGAAAGCCGAGGCGGCTGCGCTACTAGGTACCGATCGCGTCGAAACGCAAGAGGTCGAGGAGGTGCAGTCATGAGATACAAAGATTTCACGAAAGAACAGGCCGCGGATGCTTTGGCCAGTGAATTGATCGACTACCTGATGACCGAAGACAGGGATAATGGCCATGTAGTACTTAAAAGCTATTTGCAGCATGGCTTCGCTGGATTTGAGACCCGATCGGATGAGGACCTTGCGGAAGAATGGCGGCGGGTGTTCGGTGAGGACGAGGAGGGCTAGTTGTGGTTGTCAGAAAAAAGCCAAGTCCTGATCGCGTATCGTTTTGGGAATGGGTCAAGCTGGCGGCCTACATGGGCTGGCTTGCACTTATTAGCAACAGAAACAAATGAACAGAAAGTGAGAAAACCATGCGAACCATTCGACAAAAGAACATCGACCTACTGGTCAATGAAATCGCCGGCTCGATCCTGAACGGCGAAGACGATCTATTGCTGCTGCACTATCTGGAGCACGGCTTCCGCGGTTTTGCCAATATGAGCGATGAGGACCTAGGGCACCTTGTGGCTGCGATGGAGGTGCACGTATGAGCAAGACATTTGTGCGCACAGGCTGGGCCAATGTCACGGATACGCTTTCTGGCGCGTTCGTTTCTTTGGAGACTGACGAGCACGGCGAGAGCCAGCCCCTGCTGTTTGACACTAAGGCCGAAGCGGAAACAGAGCGCGATGAATACATCGAAGCGATCATGGAAGCGCGCCGGCTGGATTGTGACGCGGACGAAGGCGAGCTCGAGGCGCTGCTAGAAGCTGAGCTCGAGGCGTTGGAGTCCAGCGAGTGGGTATGTTTTGCCGGCGTCGATGCCGCGGGCGACGTGTACGAGCTCGGCTCACCTGAAAGGCTGGAGGCGGTGCGCCAGCTTCAGCGATCCGATCGGGTGCAGTGGTGAGCCCCGAAGCGATCGGCGAGCTGGTGGACGCGTTGAGCTGGGCCCTCGATCAAATTGAGGATGATCCGGACCCCGACCACATTGCGGCATTGGCCGCGGCGCGTGCACTGGTTGACACGTACAGCGCTCAGGTTCAATATTGTGAACAGATCGCCGCCGGCGATTACTTAGAAAGGAGAAATTGACGTGGATATTAATCCGATTATCGAGGCTTTAGTTCAATCTTTGGCGCGTGAAATCACGCCGTTGGTGCTCACCGAAGTTAAGAAAACAATCGGCGAGCAGCCCCCAGCCCTCAACCCTGACGAAGTGATCGACCGCGTGACTGATCGAATCGCGACCGATCTTGACATGAGCGAAGTGGCCGACAATGTGGCGCGCAAGATATACCTGACCGCCTCTGATGTTGCCGAAGCGATGGATGCGGACGAAGTCGCGGAGCGTGTCGCAGAGAATATTTCTTTGCGGGATGTTTCCGAGTATTTCAATGTCGCCGATATTGCCGAAGCGATCGGGGCCGACGAAGTCGCGACGCATATCGATCTTGATGATCTCGCCGCGGCACTGATCAAAAGGCTGGCGGCCTCGCGGCTGTCTGTTTCGATTCTTGCGGAGGGGACCTAGTCCTGAGCTGTAGTAACTAACCGATCGGGCCGCCACTTGTGCCGGCCTTTTCTTTTGTGCCAGTATTAGCGCTCGGGCCCATGGCGGGCCTACCTAAGAAAGGAGAAAGCAATCATGCTCGGTTGGAAAAACTGGAAGCGCGGCGACATTTGTGTTGCTCGTGAAGTTAACGGTGTTTGGTGCGTCCTGCGGATTGAAGACCAGCGCGCCTATCGTGAATGGCTCGGCTGTTTTTCTATTGTTTGAGGAGTACGAGCGATGGAAGTCAGAGAGATTACAACGGCAATCGTGCAGGAGATCGGCAAGCGCGATGCGCGGATATATGAGTTGGAGTTGCGGGTTAAGGATTTGGAGCAGGAGGTCGAATTCCTGACTAAAACGTTGGACATCATGAGTGCCGAGGCAGAGGGGGGAGTGTGATGGACGGAAAATCAACCCTGTTTGCAGTCGGTAACCGACTGCTTTTATTGGTTGAGCCTGTAAGGCAAGAGCCGTCCCGCGGAGAATGGCTGCGACGTGAGCGCGTTGCAGTCGGTCGGATATGTGGGTGCGGCGATTGTTTTTGCTGTGAGGAACTTAAACGAGAAAGGAGAAAACCTGCATGTTAAAAACCGTCAGACAATCCGCGAACCGGAAAACCGGACCCATTGCGGTGACATACCGCGCCGGCGCCGTGAACATGTTCGGCACGTGTCCTGCGTCGTGCCCGCTGAATCCCCAGCCAGCCGCGGCCGTGCGCAAAATCGATAAGCGCTATTTGTCGGCCCTGCGCCGTGCAGTCCCTCGGAACGGGAAGGCGTTCACCTATTCACACTTTCCCGCCGAAAAGTTACCCGCACCGGTCGCGGGCGAGACCGTTATAAACTTTTCGGCCGATTCTCTTGCGAGCGCGCTACATGCGCGCAAGCTCGGCCGGCCGGCCGTGCTCACGGTTGCGAAGGGCGAGCGCTGGGCTAAAAAGGTCGAGGGCGTGCGGTTCGTTCGCTGTCCTGCTGAGGTGTCGGATCGGATCACGTGCTCGAATTGCGGGAACGGCGATCCGCTATGTGCTCGCCCTGATCGTGATTTTGTTGTTGTCTTTGAAGCTCACGGCCAGCAAGCGGCGCGCGTGGGAACGGATCAAAAGGGCGGGTGCTACGGCGCTGGCGGTCCGGTCGCCATGCAGTGGCGCGCTACGGTTGGCGCTGGGGCCCCTGATGATGCGGCCGCGCTCGAACGCTTCGCGCGTGAGCTCCCCTCGGGCTCATTGTTGCGTCATCACGTCGTCGGCGACATTGGCGCGCCGTAAGGGTTGTTTACTTTTTATTTTTTAGGCTAATATCAGCGCTCGGGGTAATTTCGCCCCGAGCATACAGCTAGAAAAGAGGATTAAAACCATGACCACATTAATGCAAGCTTCTCGCCAATGGGCTACCCGTCCGGCCGAAGAGCGATTTACCAGCCTCCCGCAAATGCGCGCAAAGCTTGAGGACCTGCGCGCGAATTCTCGGGCGCTGGTTGTGAGCTCGCGCCGGCTGGGCGTCGTCCCAACCGACGATAATAAGGGCCTTGTGATCGAGGGTCCGCAGGGTAACCCAGCGGCCCCCAGCAATTGGGCATTCGGCCAGCTGGCCGCGCTCAGTGGCGCGCCGGCCGCGTACCTTCGGAGCCTGCCCGCCCCGCTCGCTGCGGATTGTTTAAATTACGGGCTCAGGGTCGAGCGCGACGCGATCGACACGGGCGTGCTGCTCACGCGGGGCTCGGATGGTGTCGAGCTCAGGGCGGCCACAGGCCCGCGCTACGGCCGCATTTGGAACGTGGACGTGGTGCGCGCCCTCGAAGATCGGTTCGGGGATGGTGTCACCGGCGACTTTCGCGTGCCGGCCGAGTTTGGCCAGCGTGTCCCGATCACTCAGGCTAATACGACGCTTTTTGCTGGCGATCGCGATATGTTCGTTTTCTTGGCCGACGAAGTTAACCGGATCGAACTACCCAACCGGCGTGACGGCAAGACCGGAGAGCTCGCCCGCGGGTTTTTCGTTACCAATTCCGAGACCGGTGCGAGCGCGCTAAAAATTAAAACTTTCCTTTTTGACTACGTCTGCGCGAATCGGATTGTCTGGGGCGCTCACGAGCTCGACGAAATTTCAATCCGTCACACTGCCAGCGCTCCGGATCGGTTCCTCGAAGAGGCCGCGCCGGCCCTGCTGGAGTATTCACGCGCAAGCGCCGCGAACGTCACGACGGCCTTGCGTGCTGCGCAGTCGGCGAAGCTCGAAAAGGTCGATCAATTCTTGGCTAGCCGGTTCGGGCCTCGCGTGGCCGCGCGGATCAAGGCCGTGCACGAGCAGGAAGAGGGCCGCCCGATCGAGACCGCATGGGATGCGGTAACCGGCGCGACCGCGTACGCACGCTCGATCCCGTGGACGGCCGACCGCGTGGAATTTGAAGCCAGCGCCGGCGACATTCTGGACTGGGCGGCATGAGCTCGGCCGGTTCCCGCTGGGCGTGTCCGGAGTGCTCGGGCCCCGCTCAGGTCGCGATCCCGAGCTGGTACGTCGAGCGCCTCGATCACGAGCTGGTCTACGTCGAGCCGGATGACGGCGCGGCCCCGCTCTATTGGTACTGCGCAGCTTGCGAGACCTCGGGCGACGGCCGGCCAATCGACTGCGCGGCGTGATCCCGCGCTCGCCTTCGAGGGCCCCTCACGGGGCCCTTTTTTTATGGTGCAGGCTTTGCGATACTTGACATCCCCCCGCGGGGCGCGGTGCCCCGTGGATATACAGCTAGAAGGTGAAAACATGACTCAGAAAATTCTTTCGTTTAACACCGGCCGTTGGTACACCGAAGCCGGCCAGCGGATCGCAGCGACCCAGCTGGACGACGGCCGCGTCGTTTTTGTCGACGTCGACCGCGGCATTCGGTACGTGACGGCCACGCCTTGCGAGCTCACTCAGCGGGCCGTTATGCGCGCTTACGACTATAACGAGACGGGCTGCGAGTGGGCGGCGATCCCCGATTACGCGATGCGTGATCGCATCATCGGCGAGCTCGAAGCCGCGGCGCGCGCCGTGCAGGGGGTGCGGTCGTGAGCGAGCGGAAAACGTACACGTGCGGCGCGTACCGTCTTGAGCTCGACAGCAGGGAGATCGATCCCGATAACGCGGGCAGCGGCACGCCCGCCCTGCTGCACGGTCCGCATGGCCGCACGGCTACCTACTGGTGCGCCCTATCCACGGGCGAGTGTGGCGAGTGTGGCGACGACATACCCGAGAGCGTCATGCGCTGGCTCGATCGACTCGCGCCAACCGTCGACGCCTTTTTGGAGCGCCACGGCGGCTAGGCCTCGGCCGCTATCGGCCACACTCGGGCCGCCTTCGGGCGGCCTTTTTTATGCCCGCGGGAATCCGGACCGGCACGCCCTGCGGGCTCCGCTGGGCCCTGCTGGGCCCGTGCGGTATCGCATTCCGGCACCCCTTCGCCCTGAGCCCTTCCCGCTGGCCGTCGTCGAGCGCTCCCCGCTGGCCGGCCGGATCGGCGTCCCAGCCGTGGCGGGCGCAAGGCCCTTGGCCCTTGCGCCTTTAAATACTCCCCACGCTCTCGCCCCCGTGGACCGTGATCCGTGGCGCTCGGCCCGTCGGCCGTCGGCCTCGATCCGTGGCGCTCGCCCTGGTGATGCGTGGGCCGGTGAGCTCGCCGGCGCTCGCCCTGGTGATGCGTGGACCGCGGCGCTCCAGCTGCGGCGCGTGGACCGTGGACCGCGGCCGGTCAACTCGGGATCGGTGAAGTGTTGGCGTCGACGGCGCCGGTTGTCGGCGATCCGGTGGCCGTGATCGGCGCCGGCTGGGCCGCGATCCGCGGGCCGTGTATGTCATCCGGTTAACGTACACGCCGGATCGCGATCGATCGCGAGCGCTGGACCGTGCGGCGCTCCGCGCGGGCGGCGGGCGGCGGGCGGCGGGCGGGGTCCAAAAAACACGGCGCTTGCGCCAAGGTTGGAGCTAAAGCTCTATTTCAGATAGTCAATGAACGGCCAAACACAATTAGGGGGGGGGGGGTACCCCCAGTAGAAAAAACAGCCCCCTTTGATTAACTTGTCAACTCGTGCAAAAATTTGCGCAAATTTTTACGCAACGGACTTTGAATGAGCGCAATCCCGAAGGAAGTCGAAGAGGAGATGGCGAAGCTGGAATACCGGCTCATGCTCCTTGAGACGCAAGACAAGGCCCGTAATCACTTCATCGACTTCGTGCGCTACGTCTGGCCCTCCGCGATCCTTGGTGAACACCACAAGCGCATGGCCAGTGCTTTCGATCGCATTGCCAAAGGCACGCTGAAGCGGCTGATCGTGAACATGCCGCCTCGTCACACGAAGTCTGAGTTCGCGTCCTACCTACTGCCCGCGTACCTCATGGGCAGAAATCCTGCCCTGCAAGCCCTAGAGGCGACCCACACGGCAGAGCTTGCGGTGAAGTTCGGTCGCAAAGTGCGCGATCTCATGGACAGCGATCGCTACAAAGAATTGTTTCCCGAGGTCCTGCTCAAGCAAGACAGCAAGGCCGCGGGCCGTTGGGATACCAACAAGGGCGGTAGTTACTTTGCCGTTGGCGTGGGCGGTGCCGTAACCGGACGCGGTGCGGATATTTTGATCATTGACGATCCGCACTCGGAACAAGACGCGATGAGCGATCTTGCACTGGACAACGCCTGGGACTGGTACCAAGGCGGTCCGCGTACGCGTTTGCAGCCTGGCGGGGCAATTGTCCTTGTCATGACCCGTTGGGGAACCAAAGATTTAACGGCACGCCTGCTCAAGGCCCAAGCCAATCGCTCCGCGGATCGTTGGGAGGTGATCGAGTTCCCTGCCATCCTGCCAAGCGGTAACCCCCTGTGGCCGGAGTTCTGGAAGATCGAGGAGCTAGAAGCCGTTAAGGCGAGCTTGTCCGCGCAAAAGTGGAATGCGATGTATCAGCAGCAACCCACGAACGACGAGGGCGCAATCTTGAAACGTGAGTGGTGGCGCGTGTGGCCACACGATGACCCGCCGGTCGTGAACTACATCATCCAGAGCTACGACACCGCCTATAGCAAAAAAGAGACGGCTGACTTCTCGGCGATTACGACGTGGGGCGTGTTTTACCCGGACCAAGACTCAGGGCCGAATATCATCCTGCTCGATGTCAAACGCGGTCGGTGGGACTTTCCTGAATTGAAGCGCATCGCCAAAGACGAATACAAACACTGGAACCCCGATAACGTGCTGATCGAAGCCAAGGCAACCGGTGTTACCCTGCAACAGGAACTTCGTCGCGCAGGCATCCCTGTCACGATGTACAACCCCGGCGGTCGCCGCGCTGGCACCGACAAAGTCAGCCGTGCTAACTCTGTCGCGCCGATCTTGGAGTCAGGGATGGTCTGGGCACCTGAAACGTTGTGGGCGGAAGAGCTGATCGAGGAGTGCGCGTCGTTTCCTAATGGCGACTACGACGACATGGTGGACTCGACCACGCAGGCCTTAATGAGGTTTCGGGCCGGAAACTTTATTAGCCTAGAATCGGACTACCCGGATAGCCCCAAACAGCAAGAGCTTGTCCCCGAGTATTATTGACGGCTAGAATGACGCGGGAGGGCCTTGCGGGGTAGTATAGTGAAAGACAACACAGCGGCATTGATCCGCCGTCTGGCAGAAGCCGGACGCTATGGCGATACGCAATTGGCGTATCTCTCCCCGTCTGCTCGGCAGATGCTGTCCGCTATGGGCGGCAGTGGCACAGTTAATCCGCAGACCGGATTGCCAGAGTATTTTTTCATTCCGTACGATGCGCTTAACCGTCTTTTAGCGCAGCAACAGGCCCAACAGCCTACCGCTCCTCCAACAGCACCGACTGATCCAACAGCCCCCACTGCACCGATGCCTCCCTTTGGTGGACCGCCGGCACAGATGCCCGGCCTACCGCCGACTCGAGCGACGGCCCAGACCATCACCGTTCCGCCCCCTGCGACACGGCCCGTGGCTCAAGGCCCACGAACCGCGGCAGAAGAACTCGCGGACTTCGCCGGCTTCACTCCGACCGCGCCCACGCAGCCGTATCAGGATATGAGCCAGCAGGCGCGTGAGGCGGAAATCGCCCGCCAGATGCGTGAAGCGGAAGCCGCCAATGCTCGCCGCGCTCAAGAGCAGGAAGCCGCCCGTCGTGCGCAGGAAGAAGCCGCTGCCCGCCGCGCTCAGGAACAAATGAGGGATCGCGAGGAGAGAGAAGCCGCTGCCCGCGCTGCGCAAGAAGAAGCCCGCCGCGTGGCCCAAGAACGGGCGGCACAGGAAGAGCGAGACCGGCTGGAACAAATCCGCCAAGCCGAAGCCGCTCGTGTCGCCCAAGCACAGCGGATCGCGGAACAAGCCCGCGCCGCTCAGGAACGAGCCCGGCAGGACCTAACACAGACCCCTGGCGGCATCGACCCCCGCAGCAACCCCGATCTCGGTGGTGGCTGCCCGCCGGGATATTACTTCAATCCGATTAGCCAGTCGTGTCAGATGCTGCCGTCTGGGTACGATTGGACACAAGGCCCGCCGGGGAGCCAGCCCCCGCCACCGCCGCCCCCGCCGCCCCCTCCGGAGCCGGAACCAGAACCAGAGCCGGAACCAGAACCAGAGCCGGAACCACCTATTCCGGTGACGCCTATTGTCACCCCACCGCCTCCTCCACCACCGGCCCCGCCCCCACCGGCATCCGTACCGGCGCCTGCTCCTGTTCCACCCCCGCCCCCTCCTGCGGCCGTGGTCCCGCCGGGCTTAATCGACAGCCCGTTGCCGCAGCCACCGCCTCCGCCCCCAACGCCGCCTTCGCGAGGAATCCAACCTCCCGTAGAAGAGGATCGTGGCGTTCGCACAGGCGATTTCATCGATGCCAATAACAACGGGGTCGATGACCGCGATGAAAAGCCGGGCATACAGCGTCCCCGTGGCCCGAGTTTCTTTGACCTGATCGGCACGGTCGACCCCAACTCGGACATCGGCCGGCTCATCGCTCGCTTGCGTAAGGACGTCGGCGGGAAGCCCGGCGGTCCGTCGCGCGGGGGCGGTGGCACAAAAGGCCCCGACGTCAGCATCCCCGCCCCGCCCTCTGATGTCGGCGGCATTCCGATCTACACGCCGCCCCCGATCTCTAGCACCCCGCCTCCAACTTCTGGCGGCATCCCGGTGACGGACATCCCGACCCCGGGCTACATTGCCAATCCACTGCCTGTACCCCCGGGCGCGGGAACCTCGACCCCGTACTTCACGCCAACGCCAGGCGGACTCACGCCGGGGACGATTCCCACCAGCATGGATTTGCCGAGCCTCCGCACGAGCGATTTGCCTTTGCAGGCGATCGCCGCAAACCCGAATCTCTCGCCAACGATCTTAGGCGGCGCGGAGAACTTAGGCTACTACACGGATCGTTTTGGGAACATCATCCTGTCACCCGGCGCGGTCCGTCCGCCGGGCTACTCCAAAGGTGGCGACGTCACCTTGGAAGATTTGCTCAAGGGCGAGGCCAAAGAAACCTACAAGGACTCTATCAAAAACTTTGAGTCAGCGCGTGCGCTCCTGAACGCGTTGAAGTCTGGCGAGGGAACCTCGACCACTGAGTTCTCGTCCACCCCTGTGTCGCAGACCGTTAAGCGCACGACGCGTCGTCCGATCGAGAAGAAGACGGACAAGGGCACTGCGAAGGGTATGGCCATGGAGCTTGAGTCGTTGACCACGGCCCAAGGGCCAGAGCGCGCACCCGACACCCTGGCAGAACTTTTGAAGATGTCGGAGAACGTGCGCTCGCGCGATGCGATGTCAGCGAAGGATCTGATGCGTAACACTTTTGGCAAAGAAACCCTAAGCCGCATGGGTGACCTGATGACCCGCCGCTTTGCAGAAGGCGGTGAAGCGGACTCCGCTATCCTACCCCTTCAGGTACGGACGTACCTGGAATCCGTCTTGAGCAATAAAAAAAAACAAGCGCCGCTGACGACTAAGGACTTTTCTTCAGAAGAACTGGAGAAGCTGCGGGCGTTTATTGATCTCGCAGAAAAGAACCCGGTAAGAAGCAAAAAGACGGGGAAAGAGCTGCCGGGCATTGCGAGCTACGCTCACCACCGTGAGTTCATTCGCCGCAACATGGCGGACGGTAGCCTGCCTCTGGACGTCTTGGATTCCGATTTTAATATCGGACCGTCTGGGAGTCTCAGAAACACGTTAGGCACCTTTAGGTTTAAGCGCATGCCTGACGGGTCGATTCAGGTAAACGACGTATATGACTACGAAGGGGACATCGCACTTTCTGATAACCCCCTAGTCTGGCTTGCTCAAAAACGCGGAGTACGACGCCCGGTGAGCATCACCATCCCGCCCGTTAAACGCGCCGAAGGCAGCCCGGAAACGGGAGAGACGTCCCAAGAAGAGTTGCGTCGCTTGATGCGTTTGATGAACCCAGACGCCGACCAGATTGAAGAAGCGGCCCTCGCAGCCCCTCGCGTAGCCGGTACAGTCGGGGCCTTTGGATCAGGGCTCATGGATCAGTTACGGGGCCTAGCGGCATTACCCGGCGAAGTGCTGGACTTCGGCCGTGGCACGTTACAGAAGATTCGTGAACTATCTCCAGAAGAACTTCGCGGCCAAGCCCCTGCTATGGACACCCAATCGGTGGACGCCTTTATTGCCGCCGCTCAGCGCGCGAAAGGGGACCCCAAGGGCGAAGCGGCTAAAGCGCTTGCTGCGGTATCCGATTACCTCAAACAAGGTACGTCAAGCCCCGAGGCCTTTGCGCAAATGCTGGGCGAGAACGTCCCACTGCCCGTCCCCAAAGGCACCCCCCGCTCTGAAGTAGTTCGTCCTACAGGAGACGGCATCGTCTTAGATTTCCCGGACGCGCCACCTGTCCCCATTGAAAAAAGAACCGCAGCGCCTGCCTCTCCCGGGCTGTTAGTGGGAGAGGCCCCTGAATACAAATCATGGGCCCCAATGGGCTATGTAGCCAGGACAATTGATGATGCTTTGACATATGTTAATCAACTTCGGGTTCAAATGGGCATGGACGCCGAAAAGACGTCCGCAATCGCAGATTTTCTTAACACAAAAGTTAGGAACTACTATGCCAATCAGTTTGGGACAAAGAATGATCCTATCTTTGAAGCCATAAAAACAGGGAAGATTTCGACCGAACGGCTAAACCAACCCGGTGGAATACGGGAGTATCTTGTGTCTAGCGCACGAGAGGGCAAAAGCCGCGTTAATCCCGAAACGGGAGAAACCCGTTTTTTCCCAAGCCGCGGTGCAGTTCAAGCACTAGAAGACATCAATCGTATTTACGATCGAATGACGGGCATGAAAGGGACAGTTATAGGCAGAGAAACAATAGGAACGCCCACCGGTCGGTATTCTGTGACTGATCAAGTAAGCACAGCTCAACGAGACCTCAAAGAGCTTATGCAGCAAAAGTTAATTAATGAGGGGGTTCGCGCAACCGAAGTAAACCCGGACGTTTCCTACGTAGGCTATGTGCATCCTGAACAAGCCAAGGCCCTCACTAGTCCGAAGGAATTGCTAGTATCCGCTGACTACACTACCCCTAGCAGAGAAATGGCGGCCCTAGCCTTAGCCGATCCTTCCACCCTGCCCAAGTCACTGCGAACAGCCATTGAGAAAGGCCAACCTATATACGATGTTAGGACAATAGACCCTGCTCTTAAAGAAATCCTTAGTGAAAAAGAGTTGATTGATTATTTGGCGACGTTATCCCCTCGCGAAATTAAAAAACTGCGGTACGAGGATGCCATCAAAGGATCTGTTAAAAAGACAGAACAAATACGAGCACGTCAGGCGGTTGTTCAACGAATCAGAGACAACAAGCCGGTTGATCCAAAGGTATACCTAGAAGGGGTAAGTGAGCCTTTAATTTCCTATCCTGAAAGCGCCCCCCACCCGGGATTTACTTGGAGAAGAATCACAGACGCAGAAGCTACCGCGATTGAGGGCGCATACCTTGGTCATTCCGTTGGCGGGTATGCAAGAGACGGAATGTATGGCCCACAAAAGCACCAGCAGTTTTTAGACGGAGAAGTAGAGATATATTCACTTCGTGACCAACGAGGGCGCCCCGTTACTACCGTTGAAGTCTTTAATATTCCGGGCGCTCCTAAAGTTGCTTCTCAGATTCGTGGAGCTGGACGTGCAACAGGCAACGTAATGCCGGCCCCCTATGGTCAAGAGTTAGTAAGTCTTTTTAACAAGCTTGGGATCCAAAACATTAACGAGAGCGACTCGTTTCTTCCTCCGTTAGCGTTGGCCTATAAAAAACAAAAGGCGGACGAGCTAAGGTTTAACGTCAGGGCGCGTTTGGGCCAGCCTCAGCCAATCGGAAGAGAGGCCCCCGAACAACAAGCGCCGCCCGTCCAGCAAGTTCCGCCTGAGCAACAAGGTATTGGTCAACTGCCACAGGCTCCACAAGATGTCCCGGGCGCGGAAAACTTTGTGCAAGGCATGGATAACCAACAGCTTGTAGAGTTTGTTCGTCGCTTGTTCCGCGATCAAGACTAGCCCGCGTTGTTTTCAACGCGCTGATTGACTAGGATACCAACATGCCAATTGATAAATCAGTTAACCCCGCGCCTGACGGCGGCATCTTGGTCATTGCCGAGGGCGAAGCGCCTTTGCCGGACGTCGAAGTCATTTTGGACGAGGAAGGTGGCGCGACGATCGAGATTGGAGAGGAGACGGCGAAGGAAGTCGACTTCTACGCCAACCTTGCCGAGGTTATCGACCCGCTCGTCCTGAGCCGTATCGCGTTAGACGTGTCGGCGATGTTCGAGGCGGACAAGGGATCGCGCTCGGATTGGGAGCAGATGTACGCCAAAGGCCTGGATCTGCTGGGTCTTCGCATGGAAGAGCGCACCCGCCCCTTCCGCGGTGCGTCGGGCGTGGCCCATCCGATGTTGCAAGAGGCCATTATTCAGTTCCAATCGCAGGCATTTAAGGAGCTGATGCCCGCCGGCGGCCCCGTCCGCACGCAAATCCTGGGCAAAGAGACCGTGGACAAGTTTCAGCAGGCCTCTCGCGTGCAGGATTTCATGAATTATCAGATCACGACGGTGATGGAAGAGTACACACCGGAATTTGATCAGCTCCTGTACTACACCGGATACGGCGGATCGACCTTCAAGAAGGTCTATTACGACCAACAACTGCGCCGAATGGTCTCCAAACTGTGTTTGGCGGACGATGTTTACATCCCGTACAGCGGTTCGAGCGTCGTTTCGCAGTGCCCACGGCTTACTCATCGCATTGCGATGGACTCCAACGAGTTCCGAAAGCGCGTTGTCGCAGGCGAATACCTTGATATCGCCATAGACGACCAGTCGATGCCCGCAAGCGGCGATCAAATCCAAGAAGCCGTCGACAAAATCGTCGGAATTCAGCCGACTTCTGAGGTCGGCGAGATCTTTTTGCTTGAAATGCTGGTCGATTTGGACATTCCGGGCTTTGAAGACGTCAATGAAGACGGCGAACCAACCGGAATTAAGCTTCCGTACGTCGTGACACTGGCCGAAGACACGCTTCAGGTCGTTGGAATCCGCCGAAACTGGCGCGAAGGCGACCCAGAGTGCTGCCGACGCAACTATTTTGTGCATTACGTGCTCGTCGAAGGCCCCGGCGCCTACGGTTTGGGCTTCGTGCACTTGATTGGCGGCCTTTCCAAGGCGTCCAGCAGCGCATTGCGCCAACTTTTGGACGCAGGAACGCTCGCTAACCTGCCCGCGGGCTTCAAAGCCAAGGGTGCGCGCATTGCGGACGACTCAGATCCGATCCAGCCTGGCGAATGGCGTGACATTGACGCCGGTGGCGCGGAATTGCAGTCTTCTTTGCTGCCGCTGCCGTACAAAGAGCCGAGCCAAGTGCTGTTTTCGCTGCTTGGCTTTTTGGTGGACGCCGGAAAGCGCCTTTCCAGCACCGCGGACATGCAGGTGGGCGACGGAAACCAGTACGCGCAGGTGGGAACGACGCTCGCGCTCTTGGAACGCGGCTCAATGGTCATGTCGGCTATCCACAAACGCCTGCACTACGCGCAGTCGTTGGAGTTTCGGCTACTCTTTGAAGGTTTCGGCATGTACATGCCGGACGAGTACCCGTACGACGTGCCGGGAGCGAGCCGCAAGGTCAAGCGCACGGACTTCGACAACATGGTCTCCGTGTTGCCGGTCGCCGACCCCAACATTTTCAGCACCGCGCAGCGGATTCAGCTCGCACAGATGCAATTGCAGATGGCGCAAAGCGCTCCGCAGATGCACAACATGTACGAAGCGTACTATCGCGTGTACGCGGCGCTCAATGTGCGAGATATCGACGGGATTTTGGTTCCGCAAAACAATCAAATGCCGCGGGACCCTGCCTCTGAGAACTCGTCTGTACTCAACGGGATGAAACTGAAGGCGTTTGCCGGCCAACAGCACGATGCGCATATCGTCAACCACTTGATGATGGGCATGTCGCCGATTCTTCAGTCGAATCCCATGGCGGCCATGGAACTCCAGCAGCACATCCTCGAGCACATTCGTATCAAGGCCGAAGAAGACGTGGAAGCGGACTTGTTCAAAACCTATGGGACAGATCCCAACCGCATGGTCTCCGCTTTGCAAAAAGAAGGCATGGTCGCGATCCGTTGCGCAACCTACATGCAGGAAGTCAAAGCCCTGCAAGGCCAGCTCTCTGGCGAAGCGGCAGGCGGCGGCGAAGACCCGTTGGTCGCGCTCAAGAAACAGGAACTGGATCAACGCGCCGCGGCCGATCAGGCCAAGATGCAGTTGGATCAGCAGAAGCTACAGCTTGAATCGCAAAAGGCACAGCAGTCGATGCAGATCGATCAGCAGAAACTGCAACTTCAAATGGCTAAGGCACAAGGAGGCCGCAATGCCGCTTAAAAAGGGTCGAAGCAACAAGGTCGTCAGTGAAAACATTGGCGAGATGATGAGCTCGTTTGGCCGTACCGGCCGCATTGGCACGAGCAAGCCTAAGAGCAAGCGCGCTGCGGCAAAGCAGGCGGCTGCGATTGCGTATTCGGAAGCCGGCCGCGCTCGCAAGAAGGGCAAAGGCGGCGTGATGGGGCCTGTGCGTACCGTCAAGAAAAAGGACGGCAACCGCCCCGTTAAGATATACTGATCAAAAGCGCTATCAGACGGTGCGCTAAACCGTCTGCTTTTCATGGAACCTACCCATGCTTGATTTTGCAGAAGCAGTTCTCAAAGAGCTTAGAAAGCTCCGACAAAGCTCGGAAGAAATCATCCTGAACGGCACGATTGCTGACATGGAGCGTTATCGCTTCATGATGGGTCGTCTTGAAGGATTGAAGCTGGCAGAGGAATCCGTGAAGACGCTTTTGAAGTCACGAACGGACGACGACGGCTTTTCAATCTGACAGGAGACTTATGAGTACCCCAGCAAAACCCCTCACCGCGCTTGAACAAAAGTGGCAGGAAGAGGAAGCCAACAAAGTGCCCACGTTGGATGATGCGTATACCCAAGAAGGGTTTGACCCCAACAAGCTCGATGCCTCTGTGCTCAAGCGCATTCCGGATCCTACGGGATGGCGTATGGCCATTCTCCCGTACCGTGGCGCAGAGCGCACGAAAGGCGGCATCGTGCTGGCTGAGGAAACCCAAAGGCGACAGAACCTGGCGACCGTTTGTGGCTACGTCCTCAAACTCGGTCCCTTGGCCTATGCCGATGAGTCCAAATTCCCAACCGGCGCGTGGTGCGCGGAAGGTGATTGGATCATCTTTGGCCGCTACGCCGGTGCACGCATCCCCATCGATGGCGGAGAGATCCGCCTTATCAATGACGACGAGGTCTTGGGAAAAATCCACGACCCCGAAGACATTCTGCACATGTAACAGGAGATCCCCGAGATGAACGATCAGGAATTGGAATACAACGTAGGGGAAGACGAATCCCCTGCAACCGTTGAGTTACCCGAGGACGACAAGAACCCTGTCGCTCGCGATGTCGCTCCGGAAAAGCCGGAAAAAGGCGAACTGGACGAGTACGGCGACAAGGTCAAGAAGCGCATTGACAAGCTGACCGCGCGCCTGCGCGAGACGCAACGTCGCGAACAGGCTGCTTTGGACTATGCCAAGCAAGTCCAAGCTCATGCGCAGCAGCTTGAGGAGCGCTACCAAAAGACGGACGAAGCGCGTTTGTACGAGGCGAAGAGCCGCGTCGAAACGCAGGCCATAGCCCTCAAGCAAATTATCCGCAAAGCCCGCGAAGAGGGCGATGTAGATACGGAAACCGAGGCCCAGCAGCGTTTGACCGCTTTGACGATGGAGCAAAGCCAGATCAGCGTGGCCGAGGCCCAGCGTCAGGCCTATTACCAGCAGTTGGCAGCTCAACAAGCGGCCGCAGCTCAACAACCGGTACAACAACCGGTACAACAGGCTCGCCAAGTCGACCCGCGGGCGGAAGAGTGGGCCGAGCGCAACAATTGGTACGGTAAGGACAACGTCATGACCCACGCTGCGTGGGGCATCCACCGCCAATTGATTCAAGTGGAGGGCGTTGACCCGAATTCAGACGAGTATTATGATGAACTTGACAAACGTATTCGTCAGGCATTTCCGCAAAAGTTTGGAAATGGCGGCGGAACGCTAAACGGAGGTGGCCGAACCGTGCAGACGGTCGCCCCCGCTTCCCGGGCTTCCGGGATCAACAACACTGCACGCCGCACTGTCAGGTTGACACCAAGTCAAGTGGCAATTGCTAAAAAGCTGGGCGTTCCCCTTGAGGAATACGCCAAGTACGTGAAGGAGTAAGACACATGTCGGACGCTAAAACACTGAATCGCACTGCTCGTGAATCCGAATCTCGCGAGAAGACTGCGCGGCGCCGCCCTTGGAGTCCCCCTTCGCGACTGGATGCGCCTCCCGCTCCTTTGGGATACAAGCACCGTTGGATTCGGGCTGAGGCAGGTGGGGTAGAAGATCGAACGAACATTGCCGGGCGCTTGCGCGAAGGCTATGAGCTCGTCCGAGGCGACGAATACCCTGACTTTCCCGCCCCAACAGTACAGGACGGTCGTCACGCTGGCGTCATCAGCGTAGGCGGTTTGTTGCTGGCACGTATCCCTGAAGAAACCGTGGAAGAGCGCAATGCGCATTACCGAAAGGCAGCGGGCGACCAAATGCAGGCTGCGGACAACGAATTGATGAAAAGCAATGCTCATTCAAGCATGATCATCGAACGTCCGACCCGCAGATCCCGCGTTTCATTCGGCGGCTCGAAGAGCTAGTGAATAACTTTTTTAGAGGATCTATCAAATGGCAAACGTAGATAAAGCCTTTGGTCTTCGTCCTCTCGGCAATTTGTCTGCAACTGGTGCCCAGAAGCAGTACGGTTACGAGATTGAGGACAACCAAGCAGGCGCGATCTACCAGGGCGACCTGGTTACGATCGTAGGCGGGTATGTCGTTAAGTTTGACCCAGGCACGCACGCTGCGGCCTTGGGCGTATTTAACGGCTGTTTTTATGTGGACCCTTCCTCCGGTAAGCCGACTTGGAAGAACTACTATCCGGGCAGCGTCAACATCACCAGCGGCAAGATCATTGCCGACGTGATCGACGACCCGAACCAGTTGTTCATCATCCAAGCCGACGAGGACATCGTTCAGGCCGATATCGGCAAGAACGCGGATGTCATTGGAACGGGCGGCAGCACCACCACGGGCGTGTCTTCGATGGAACTGGATTCGTCCACCATCGCTGATACGGCAGCATTGAACCTGAAGATCGTTGGCTTGTGGGATGTCCCCGGCAACGCGCTCGGGGACTTCGCTGTGGTCGTTGTGAAAATCAACGAGCACCTGTACGGCAGCACTGGCGTTAAGGCCGTAACCTGAGTTTAAGGGGCATAAATCATGGCAATTTCACGTGCACAACTTGTTAAGGAGCTGGAGCCGGGCTTGAACGCCCTCTTCGGCCTCGAGTACAAGAACTACGAAAACGAGCATGCCGAGATCTACTCGGTAGAAACCTCGGATCGTGCGTTTGAAGAAGAGGTGATGGAGTCCGGCTTCGCCGAAGCTCCAGTTAAGACCGAAGGCGCTGGCGTCGCTTACGACCAGGCGCAGGAAGTCTACACCGCTCGCTATACGCACGAGACGATCGCGTTGGCGTTCTCGCTCACCGAAGAAGCCGTGGAGGACAACCTCTACGACCGTCTCTCGGCGCGTTACACCAAGGCGCTGGCTCGTTCCATGGCGCAAACCAAGCAGATCAAGGCTGCCAGCGTGCTTAACGGCGCGTTTGACACCTCGGTCGGTGGCGACGGCAAGCCGCTTTGCGCGGACGATCACCCGACCCTGTCGGGCCCGAACCTCCGCAACGAGCTGTCTGTCTCGGCTGACCTCAGCGAAACCTCGCTGGAGCAGGCGTTGATCGACATCGCCGCCTTCACCGACGAGCGTGGGCTGAAGATCGCTGTTCAAGGCTTGAAGCTCATCATCCCGAAAGAGCTGATGTTCACGGCTGACCGCATTCTCAAGTCGACCCTCCGTGTCGGCACTGCGGACAACGACATCAACGCCGTGAAGAACATGGGCATGGTGCCGCAGGGCTACTCTGTGAACCACTTCTTGACCGATCCGGACGCATGGTTCATCAAGACCGATGCCCCGAACGGCATGAAGATGTTCCAGCGCGTAGCGATCAAGACCGGTTTCGAAGGAGATTTTGATACCGGCAACGTGCGGTACAAGGCGCGCGAGCGCTACAGCTTTGGATTCAGCGATCCTCGCGGAATCTTTGGCTCACCCGGCGCGGCTTAATCGCTCAGCCAAACTAAAGGGGGTCGAAAGACCCCCTTTTTTTATCTAGATTACTGACGTATAGTGCAATTACCCCGGGACAAACCGGTACATCTGACAGGCCCGGCTGACGACATGCAGACAGATGTACTTAACTCGCATGTGAGGACAACATGGCTGCTACGCATTATTCTGGCCCGCTTCAGTACTCGGGCAAGGGCGCTACCGGCGCTTGGGGAACGGACCTTACCATTGGCGCGGACAACGACGTCGTCGTGTACATGGACGACTTTTTGGGCGTTGCGCTGGATAGCACAAACGATTGGACCGTGGTCAAAGACTCTGGCGCCACGGCCGGTATCGTAGCCGATACGGTCAACGGCGTTCTTGAACTAACCTCTGCCGCGACGACTGACGACGATGGCGCTTCGGTGCAGGGCAACGAAGTGTTCAAGGTACAGGCCGACAAGGTGGTTTGGTTTGAGACCAAGTTGCAGTGCAACGATGCCGACCAGACTGACATTTGTGTTGGCTTGACGGTGAACTTTGCGACGAACCCAGAGGCCATGTTGGCCGCTGCCGATCGCATCGTGTTCCAAGTCAATGATGGCGATGCGTCGATCCTTTGCAAAACCGAATCAGGCGGCACCGAGACTTCAACCGATTCGTTGGTGGACCTCGTCGATGACACCTATGTCACCCTCGGTTTCCGTGTGCAAAGCACCGGGCAGGTGGGCTTTTACGTGAACCGCCAGCTTGTGGCGACCCACACCACCAACATCCCGACCACGGAGTTGGCACTGGGTGCGATGTCTGTTTCGGGCAGCGCGACGGGCACGCGTTCAACGAAGGTTGACTACATCTTCGCCGCCGCGACCCGTTAATAGGAGCTTGTCATGAGCTTCGCGAGTGACCTGAGTGCTAAAACCGTCACGGCATCCGGCGATGCCGTGAACGGGCGCACCCGTGTGCAGGGGGTGTACTTCACCACCACCGTCACGGGATCTTCTTTTACCCTGAAGACCGGTGGATCAAGCGGCACGGTTTTGTTGAGCCTGACGACGCCCGCTGCGGCAGGCGCGCATGACTTGATCATTCCGGATGACGGCATTCTGTTTAAAGACGGCGTTTACGTGGACTTGGCAGATGCCAACGTCACTAGCGTAACCGTCCTGTTTGTAGGCGGAGCCGCTGCGTGACGTCTCGCCGCACGGCGAAACGCGGAATGGGGATTGCCACGTCTGTTAAGAGTGGCAATTTTCGCTCCACGAAAAGCGGTGCGGGGATGACCAAAAAAGGTGTGGCAGCATACCGACGGGCGAACCCGGGCAGTAAGCTCCAGACCGCGGTGACTGAATCGAACCCAAGCCCTGCGCGGGCGAAACGACGCAAGTCATTTTGTGCGCGCTCGGCGGGCCAGATGAAGATGTATCCGAAAGCGGCTAAGGATCCGAACAGTCGGATCCGTCAAGCTCGCCGCCGGTGGAAGTGTTAGTCGTAATTAGGAGCATACACATGCCTGGCAAGATGAAGATGGTTAAGAAAGGGAACAAAATGGTCCCCGCTTTTGCAGCCGACGGCGTTGGCAAGATGAAAAAGGGCGGGATGATGGACAAAAAAGGCCGCGCGATGAAGCGTAAGAGCAAAGATGCCGCCGGCCGCGCGATGCGAGGTAAGTAAAATGGCTGGACGTGGAATGGGAGCCGCGACCAAAGGCGGCGGATGCGTTGGAAAAGGTCCAAAGAACCGTATGGTTTCTGAGCCCAGCAAGAAGACCGGACCTGTAATGATGGCTATGGGTGGTGATGTAAATCAGCACAAGAAAATGGCCATGGGTATGATGGGCGGCGGTATGGTCAAGGGCTACAAGAAGGGCGGCATGGCCAAAAAGAAAAAGGTCCGGAAGATGCGTGAAGGCGGATCTTGCGGTTGATTGAATGGCGACCTCCGGCACCACAGACTTCAACCTGTCGATCGATGATTTGGTTGAAGAGGCCTTCGAGCGTTGCGGCATGCGGGGAACAAGCGGCTATCAGCTTAACTCCGCACGCCGCTCGCTGAACCTACTATTCCTTGATTGGGCCAATCGAGGCCTAAACCTGTGGACGATTGAACAGGCGACCTACGCACTGACCCAGGGCGTCAATGAAATCACCTTGGATGCCGATACGGTTAACGTGCTGTCTGCGGTCATTCGTGACCCAGGGACTAGCCCCTCGACCGATATCTACATCGAGCGAATCAGCCGTTCTGACTACTTGAACGTCCCTGATAAGACGACACAAGCGCGGCCTGCACAGTTCTACGTGCAGCGAACGAACATTCCAAAGGTGTTCTTCTATCCTGCGGCAGATCAAAACTATACCTTTGTATACTATCGGATACGCCGCATCCAAGATGCTGGTTCGTACACCAATACGACGGACATCAACTTCCGCTTCCTGCCTTGCCTTGTGTCGGGACTGGCGTACCAACTTTCTTTGAAGTTTGCGCCAGACCGGACCGCTGCGTTGAAGGCAATCTACGAAGAAGATTTCAAGCGCGCCGCGGACGAAGATCGCGATACGGCCAGCGTCCAGTTCGTACCGGACCTGGGGTACTGACATGGCCTTCGCAACGGGCAAATTTTCCTACGGCCTCTGCGACTACTGCGGCCAGCGGTATAAGTACACCGTGCTTCGCAAGAACTGGCGAGGCTTCATGGTTTGCCCAGACGACTACGAGCCGAAAGAGCCGCAGTTGGATCCGCTTCGTTACACAGGCGATGCCATTGCTTTGCAAGATCCGCGGCCCGATCGCATTGAACCGGTGTCCGTGTTCGTAGGCGCGCCAGGCTTTAGCGCGTTTCAAAGCTTTGGTACAGCGCGTAATACCAACGATATGCGTCCTTACATTGAAGGACAGCCTTTGATTGGCGATGCCAAGGTCGGGGCTGTGACGGTGACGACGACATGACGTACGACGAACTGGTCACAAACATCCGAAACTACACCGAGGTGGACGCGAATGTGTTCTCCAACTCGGTGATCAATACGTTTATCACGATGGCGGAGAACCAGATCCTTCGCGAGATCGACTTGGACGTATTCAAGCTTGAAGTAGCCGCCAATATGACGACCGGCAACAAGTTTTTGTCGGCGCCAGCGGATCTTTTGACGCATCGCTACATGATGATCACGGTCGATGGGCAGCAGATATTCCTAGACTTCCGTGACACGTCGTTCATGAAGGAATATTGGCCGAACGGCTCCTCTACAGGCGTGCCGAAGTACTATTCCGTGTGGGACCAGAACACGTTTTACATTGCACCGACGCCCGCGGCCGATTATGCCGTCGAATTGGGCTATATCTACCGCCCAACACAGTTGTCCCCTGCAACACCAACGACTTGGATTAGCACTAACGCGCCGGAAGCGCTGCTTTATGCCTGTTTGATCCAAGCGTACAGCTATACGAAGGGACCGCCGGAGATGTTGCAGTACTTCAACAACTCGTACCGGCAAGCGATCCAAGGCCTCGGCATCGAACAGCAAGGCCGACGCCGCCGCGACGAATACCGCGATGGTATGATTCGCATACCCATTAAATCGGAGTCTCCGGGCCCATGATCGACGTTTCTTCCGCCGCATTTCTTCAAGGTGTGCAGGTTCACACGGCCAGTGGCCGTGGCTGGACGCCCGAGGAGCTTGCCCAACGGGCCGCGGACAAGATTATTTCGGTCGGGGACCAGTCGCACCCGCTCGTGCGCGAGCAGGCGCTGGCCTTCAAGGCCCGTATTCAGCATGTTGTGGAGTTTTATCTTAAAGAAGCAGTCGAACAGGACCGGATTACGCAGGCCAATCGCCTTCGTGAAGCCGGTCATCCAGAGCTGGTTCATTTGTTAGGAGAATAAGCATGGCCTTCAGTGGAAACTTCATGTGCACCAGCTTCAAAGTGGAGCTTTTGAAGGGCGTGCACGACTTTACCAACGGTACTGGCGACACGTTTAAGCTCGCGCTGTACGACAATAACGCGTCATTTAACGCTTCAACCACTGCCTACACGTCTTCCGACGAGGTGGCCAACTCAGGCACCTATGCAGCAGGCGGCGGAACGCTCACGAACGTTACCCCAACGTCCAGCGGCACCACCGCTTTCACGGATTTTGCGGATATTTCGTTTACGAGTGCGACGATTACGGCCTATGGCGCGTTGATCTACAACGACACCGCAGCGGGAGACCCCGCGGTATGCGTGCTGGACTTCAGTGGAGCCAAAACTTCCACGAACGGCACCTTCACCGTCATCTTCCCCACCGCCGATTCGACGTCCGCGATCATTCGCATCGCCTAAGAGGCGACAGTGACCGATGCCGTCGTTGCTTTCCAAGGGTGGAATGCCTCTGGCGTAGGCTGGGGCGACGATCCTTGGGGCGAGAGCCTTGCGGCACTGCCCACGGGCACGGGCGAGGTTGGCACGGTTGTTATTACGGCGGACGCGAACACGTCCGTTACCGGCCTTGAGGCCACCGCCTCGGTCGGCACTGTCACCGTCACAGCTAACGCGGACGTTTTAGTCACCGGCCTTGAGGCCACCATGGGCCTTGGCGATGTAGCCGTGACCGGTGACGCCAATGTCTCGCTCACCGGCGTCGAAGCAACCGGCGAAGTCGGCACCGTCACCACCACTGCGGACGCCAATGTCACCCTGACCGGCGTCCAAGGCACGACGCAGCTGGGTCAGGTGGATGTCACGGGCGATGCCAACGTCACATTGACCGGCGTTGAAGCCACGGGACAAGTTGGCACTGTCAGCTTGACGGGCAACGCCAAGGTTTCACTCAGTACCCTGTCTGCCACGGCGGAAGTTGGCACCGTTGTCGTCACTGCCGACGTCGATGTAGTGGTAACAGGGGTTTTTGCAACAGGCGAGGTCGGAGAAGTCCTTGTCTGGAGCGTGATTGATGACAACCAGACAGCCAACTGGCAAAATGTCGATGACTCACAGGCACAAAATTGGGTGCTAGTCAACGACGGAAATGCCGTGGTCTGGACACAAATTCCGACATAAGGGAATCGACGCACATGCCTAGTTCATATTCGACAAATCTGAAGATCGAGCTCCAAGCAACGGGCGAAAACGCCGGGACCTGGGGCACGATCACGAACACCAACCTCGGCACGACGCTCGAGCAGGCCATCGTAGGGTATGGTAACCCGAACTTCGGTTCTGATGCCAACCTCACCCTGTCGTATACGGACGACAACGCCGCCCAGGCGGCCCGTGCGCTGGTCCTGAATGTCACTTCCACGGGAAGCCTCACCGCGACTCGGGAAATGATCGTCCCGACGATTCAGAAACAGTATATCGTCCAGAACAACACGACCGGTAGCCAAAGCATTACGGTCAAAACCTCCGCGGGTACCGGTATCACGGTACCGAACGGCCTCAAGGCTCACCTTTATGTCGACGGCACCAACGTCGTCTTGATGGATGACTTTGTTGATATCAACGGTGGCGCCATTGACGGCACGCCGATCGGTGCAAATAGCGCTTCCACGGGTGCTTTTACGACGCTGTCCTCAACGGGCAACACCACGATCGGCTCGGATGCTTCGGACACCGTGACGGTTAACGCGGATGTGGCCTCTAACCTCATCCCCTCCGCGGACGACAGCTATGACCTGGGTGCCGTGGGCTCTGAGTGGAAGGACCTGTTCGTTGATGGCACCGCCAACATCGACAGCCTCGTTGCTGATACCGCCGACATCAACGGCGGCACGCTGGATAACGTCCAAATCGGCGAGAGCGTCCGCAACTCCGGTAAGTTCACAACCTTAGACGCTAACGGCAACGTAATTCTTGGCTCTGACGCCTCGGATACCGTCACCGTCAACGCCGACGTGGCCTCTAGCCTCATTCCGTCTGCCGACAATACCTACGATCTCGGCGCCTCGGGTTCTGAGTGGAAAGATCTGTACGTCGACGGCACGGCTTACGTGGATGACGTGTCCGCAGACGCCCTCACCGTCTCCTCCGGCTCCACCCTGAACGGCGGTGTCGTCGTCAATGAGCTTGGCGCGGATGTGGATTTTCGGGTTGAATCCGACACCAACACCCACGCATTCTTCCTCCAAGGCAGCGACGGCAACGTCGGCATCGGGACGAGTAGCCCGAATGCACCGCTGAGTGTCGGCCCGGCTTACGGGGGGACACCAAATTCTGATTCAAAGGCCGTCCTCCAGAGTACCTCAAATACATATCTAACAATCGGTGCTGGCGCTTCTAGCGACTCTGGCATCCTGTTTGCAGATAGTGCCGACAACAACGTTGCAGTGATTGGGTACAACCACGCAACAAACAATATGTCGTTTACGGTGAACGCAGCCGAACGTATGCGTATCGACTCCTCCGGCAACCTCGGCCTCGGCGTCACGCCGTCGGCGTGGAGTACAATTGCCCCCGCGATGCAACTTGGTGGAGCCGGTGCGTTTATTGCAGCGCAGGGAAGTTCAACGCCAAACATTTACGTTGGTGCAAACGCACATTACGACGGCTCTAATTGGAAATACAAAATCTCCGATGCCGCGACTTTTTATGTGCAGGACGATGGTACGCACAAATTCTTCACCGCCCCCTCCGGCACCGCAGGCAACACCATCACGTTTGGCGACCCCAAGATGACGCTGGAAGCGACGGGAGGCTTGGCAATAGGCCGCACATCTACGGGTGGAAATGCGACTGATAAAGTTCTTGCTGTTGAAGGCACGGGTAGCGCGCAAATTGCTTTGTTTTACAACAATACG